AAAGATTAAATTTTAAAAAAGAAGTCGCAGCATTTTATAACAGTTAAAGGGGGGAAATTAAAACCCCTTTATCCCTTAAATAATAATTGAAACGTGGCTATATTTTGTCACATTATAAAAATTTGAAAGGATGATAAAAATTGGCAAAACTAAAAAAAATAAAAGAATTAATTTCTTTCAATCGTAACAAAGAAGATAACTGGGAGTTGATGGATGAGGCTACAAAAAATAAATTTAAACAAAAAACAATTGAAAGTTTATTATATTTGGGATATGAGTGGCTCTTTGATATTGAAATAGAAGAAACTGAAAAAGGAGCAGAAGTAACTATTAAAACATTAAATGATATGAAAATATTTGATGAAAATGGCAATCAAATTAAAATGATTTTATAAGAACTGGAGCTGGTGCTGAAATGGAAAATATAAGAGATGAATTGGAAGAAGAAACAAAAGATTTTTTTAAATATATAGTTCCATTAGATAAAGAAGTTAGACGAAATGTTTATTCTAGTTATTTACATTATATTTCAATATTAAAAAATAAAACCTGTTGCAGTTATGATAATATGATAATGTTTGACTATGAAGTTAAAAAGAATATAACAAGGAATTTTTATAAAGCAATGAATGGAGTGGGGATATCAATAGAAAAATATGTGTTCCTAGAATTAAATATTATATATTCCATAGGGGGGTATAAATTTAAATTTACTAGATGGGACTTGGGCAAAGAAGAAGAGGCACAGGATGAAGTTTGCAAAGTAGATTAAATAATAAAAAGGTTAGATTTTTTCTAATCTTTTTTATTTATTTTTAAAAAAAGTGTTGCAATGTAGCACGCTTGGAGTTATAATAGTATTAGAGGTTGAGGAAAACCTACTATATTATTATTAAGGGAGATATGACTATGACTATTAAATGTATTAAGACTTTATTTGAAAGATTGCAAAGAGAAACTGTAAAAAAAATAGAGGCTGGAACTTTGACAAATGAAGAATTTGGACAAATGATGAAAGATTTATTTTATTTTATAAGTTTAGTTAGACCAGGAAAAACAATTGAAAAAGTAAAAGAAAGAATTTTAAAATATGAAGATAAAATAAATTTAGAATTAGCAGAAGTTAAAAAAGCAACTTTAGTAAATTTTGAAAATGATATATATAAAGTTGAAGGAAAAGAAAATTTAACAATAGTAAAAATTTCTGAAACAACTACAGCTATTTTTAAAAAATTTGAATGGGGTACTTATTCAATGCACTTTGCAAGTATTGCAGAAGTAAAAGAAAATTTAACTTTAAAAGCAACTTCAATTAGTAGGGAAAAATTTTTAATAGAAGAGAATAGTTTAACTCACTTAAGAAGAATTAAACAAAAAATTGCAAAAGAAGAATTAAAAAATATAAAAGTTGAAAATATAGATATTAATAAAATTCGTAAATTACAAAATGAAAATCCTGCAACTATTAGAATGATGAATAGACCAAATTATTTATAAAAACTAGGGGGATTAATTCCCCCAACAAATTTAAATTTGAAAGGAAGATATTAAAATGTTACCGTTTGAAGATAGAACTTTAGAAATTAGGGTAAATGACAAAACTTACAAAACAGAGGATTATAAATTTATTACTTTGGAAAATGATAAAAAAATGGATATAGAAGATATTTTAAACTGGCAAGTAAGAAAAATATATTCACCAGTTACAAATAAAACTTATGAACAAATTAATTTTAATTATTTTGAAAATAAAGCAATTCCAGAAAAAGAAAATACAAGAATTAAAATTAAAATTTCCTTACATGAGAATTTTACAGAAGGGGATATATATTTTGTAGAATATGACTCCGATTTAGGTTTTAATATTAAAGATGATAAAGGGTCATATTGGTGGATAGAAGACATCCAAGAATCATCAAAAATACATTATGAAATATTGTAATAAATAAATATATAAATATTAGGAGGATAATAAAATGTTAATACCATATAATGTGATACAAATAGGGAAAAAAGAAGAAATAACAGAAATTAGAATTGAATTCCCAGGTTATAAGTTATCAAATATTATAAATGAATTTGTTAATATTTGTGAGGGTAAATTGCAAAATTTAGGTCAAAATCTTGAAATAAGAAATTATGAGGATAAAATTGCAATTTATAAAGGGGATATAATGATAAATTTCAAAAGTTTTTTATATGAATTAATGGGATTTTATTTAAATTCATTAGAAATCGAATTATCTAATATTTTTAAAGTTTTAATGTTTGGGGAGTTATATAAAGGAAATTCAACTTTTGAAATAACTATAATTTTGAAAACCAATACAAAGTATTTAAATAATATTATTGAAATTATTTTAAATAACTTAATGAAACAAGAGTACTATAAATTTATACTTGATAGTTATGAGCCAGAATATTTAAGTTATTTTCAATATATATACTTTTATGGAAAAAGTCAAAATAAATATTTAAATACTTGGTTTGAAGAATATATAAATAAAAATTGTGATTGTGAATAATTCACTTAAAAGAAAATAAAGAAAGTGAGGATAAAAAAATGTCAAAGACTGCTGAAGAAGTAAAAGAAGAAGTTTTAAAAAGCTTAGTTAATAAAAATATTGGGGTATCTTCTAAAGTAACAACAACAATAATTAAGGACGGCTCGAAACCTGAGCCTCCTAATGAAGATACAAATAAAAATAACAAATGGTTTTTGTAAAATAAAAAAATACTTGGAGGATAATAAAATGAAAGATGAAGTTAAATCAATTGTAAAAAGAAATATATCTGGAATAATAGTAAAACATAAACTGGAAAATGATTTTATTAAATTATTAAAAACACAGGATTTTGAAGACTTTATATTAAGTTTACCTTTTGAGGATTTTGAAGAAGAGTATAATATTAGTAAAGAAGAAGTTATAAAATTTATAAAAGATAAATCAATTGAAAATTTATTAATTAGTTTTTCTAATGAATTAGTAAATAACAAACCTTTTGACGAAAATTTCGCAATGGCACATTATTGTTTATGTCAAAAGTTATTATTAAGAAAAAGTTTAAATTAAATAAAAATCAATAGAAAGAAGAGCCAAAAATAAAAGGCTCTTTTTTTTTGTACTTTTTAAATTGACTAATATATTTCTATATACTATAATTTAGGAAAAAAGAGAGTTGGTTTTAAATGAAATATTTTAGTCGTAGAACAGTTAATAATGACAAAAAAGCTTTTCAAATGATAAAATTATTAATTGAAAATGATAAACTAACAACAACTCAACTATCTAATTTACTTGATATTTCTTCAAGGCAAATTTCAAATTACAAAAGATATATAAATGATTGCTTGGGAATAAAAATAAATGTAACTTTAGGGAATCAAGGAGGCTATTCAATAGAATCAAGAAAATTGAATAGTAAAGAAATATCTTTTTTAAGAGATAAGCTACCAACAAAATTATTTAATAAAATCAATCATATAAATAAACTTAGTATTTTATTTGAGGAGGATTCATAAAATGGAATTACAAAAAATAAAAATTAAAGATTTGAAAAATGCAAAATATAACCCTAGAAAAAAATTAAAGCCAGAGGATGAAGAATTCCAAAATATAAAAAAATCAATTGAAACTTTTGGATATGTTGAGCCTGTTATAGTAAACAAAAAAGATAATACAATAATTGGAGGACATCAAAGGGTCGCTGTTATGAGCGATTTAGGGCTAAAAGAAATTAAGTGCTGTATGGTTGATATAGATAAGGAAAAAGAAAAGGCTCTAAACATTGCACTTAATAAAATAACTGGGGAATGGGATTTTAAAAAATTAACTAGTTTATTAGATGAAATTAAAATTGATAGTGATGATAATTTTTTTGCAACTGGTTTTAATGAAGAAGAATTTATTAATTTAAATGAAGAATATGGAACTAAAGAAAAATCAAAAAGTAATGATATAGAAGTTCAAGAAGATAATTTTAATGTTGAAAAAGAAGCTGAGAAAATTGAAGAAGCAACAGCCAAATTAGGCGATTTATATAAATTGGGAAAACATTTTTTATTATGTGGAGATGCTACAAGTCCAGAAGATGTGAAAAAATTACTTAATGGAGTCGAGCCGACACTTATGGTAACTGATCCCCCTTACGGTGTAAACTATGACCCAGAATGGAGACAGCAAGACCATTTTGGAATAGGGAAAAGGTCGACTGGTAAGGTAAAAAATGATGACATTGTTGACTGGAGTAGTGCTTATAATTTATTCCCAGGTGATGTTGCTTATGTTTGGCACGCTGGGAAGTATACCCACAAAGTAGCTCAAAGTTTAGAAGATTCTAATTTCCAATTAATTACTCAGATAATTTGGGTAAAACAACATTTTGCAATATCAAGGGGAGATATACATTGGCAACATGAGCCATGTTGGTATGTTTGTAAAAAAGGTAAAACCCATAACTGGCAAGGAGCGAGAAATATTTCTAGTACTTGGAATATAAAAAATAATAATGCTTTTGGGAATTCAGCCAATAAAGAGCAGACATATGGACATGGAACTCAAAAACCTATTGAATGCATGTTAAGACCTATTATCAATAATACATCGGTCGGACAGTGTGTATATGATTGTTTTGGTGGAGCTGGTACTACATTAATCGCAGCTGAACAAAGTGGTCGAGTTTGTTATATGATGGAATTAGACCCAGTTTATATTGATTGTATTATTAAAAGATTTGAAGACTTTACTGGTGAAAAAGCAAAGTTAATATCTGGAGTTGATACCTAATGTCAAACCCTTGTAAATACTTTTCACATGTTGAGCCATATTTAAAAGAAATAAAAGCTTTGAGGCAAAAAGGGGAGTCCGAGCGAAATATAGCAAAAAAAATAAATATTTCGTGGGCGTCGTTCTCAAGATATAAAAATCAATTTCCAGAATTTGAACAGGTTTTAAAAGAATCAAAAGAACTATTAGTGGCTGAACTAAAAACAAGTGTTTGGAAGGAGGCAATGGGCTATTATGTAGAAGAGCAAACCAAAGAACTGGAAGAAACATTTATATATGGGGCAGACGGGACTAAAATTGTAACAGGTGGCAAAGAAAAAAAGAAAATAGTTAAAAAATATCAAAGGGGTAACTCAGCATTATTGATATACGCTTTATGTAATTTAATTCCAAATGAATTCCAAAGAGTTGACAAAGAGGCGATTGATGAATTGAAAGAAGAATTAATTAAAAATGCCTCAAAAGATATTATTACAGATAATAGAATTAAAAATGCTTTTGATTGTTTGTATGGGGAGGCTATTAATAAAAAAAATGAAGCTTTGAAAAAACTTGAAGAAGCTGAGAAGGGGGAAAATAAAAAAGATGAATGATTTTTTAAAATTTATTAAAACAATTTATAATTTTAATAATGACCTTGATAAAGTTTTTGAATTAGAAGGGTTAAATAATACACATGAGTCTTTATTAAGGGAATTTCAAAAAATAGAAAATGATAAACTAGCTGAAAATATAAATGATGATTTATTAAATGAAAATTTAACAATTGATGATTTGTTAATATTATATGGAACTAATTATTTTGAAGAAAATAATATTAATACAATTAATTATACATCTAGAGCCAGTGGGAAAAATCCTTTTTTATATTTGCCTAACATTCCCTTAAAAGAAGATACTTTTAAATATCAAAATTTCAAAGGTGAAGTTAAAACAATTTGGAGTGGTATAAAATAAATGTTAACAAATGTGGTTGATATTGGAGAATCCCCAATCGGAAAAGCACCAAGGACTAAAGAACATCTAGCAACTTATTGTGCAGTATATTTAAATAATAGATTTCCTTTTCCTTCAAGCGACAATCCTTATTGTATAGAAAACGACCACCAGTCCCCGTTTGATGCAATTTGGTCAGCTTATGCAGAAGACGACCCAATGTCAATCTGGTATGCTATGAGGGGGTCGGGGAAAACTTATAATTTATCAATTCTTGCCTGGCTTGAATCTACTTTTAAACCAAAATGTAAAACGACAGTTTTAGGTGGGTCGCTAGAACAAAGTACAAAAGCAGTGGCATATTTAAATTTTTTATGGGACTTTTGGGGGTCTATTTGCTCCGATAAAGAAATGAAAGCAAATATCGCAAATATTAAAAAAAAGGATTTACTTGTAAATGGAGCTGTAGCTGGAAGAGGTTTTAAATTAACAAATGGCTCAGAAGTTCAAGCACTAGCTGCCAGTCCGAAATCTGTAAGGGGTCCTCATCCTCAAAAGTTGCGATTGGATGAATTGGACGAAATGGACGAATTTATTTATAATTCAGCAATGGGTCAACCAAAAGCAAACTTTGGAATAAAAGACAACATTGTTATTAGTTCGACTCTACACCACGCATTTGGTCTAATGACAAAAGTAATTGACGAAAGAGAAAGAACTGGAGCAAAACTTTTTCAATGGTGTGTTTATGATGTTACTGAGCCTTTTGGATTTTGGGCAATTGATGAAATCGCAAGAAGAAAACAACAAATTCCAGAAGAAATGTGGGAATCGGAATATTTATTAAAAAGACCCCAGGTTGGGGATGCAATTTATGATTTTATGGTAGTTGATAAAGCTTATAGAAGAGGATTTAATATTGATTATGAAAAAGAAATTTTAACTCAAGGGGGAATCGACTGGGGTTATAATTGCACCGTTTTACATGTAGTCCAGGACTGGGGATATAAATTTACCGTTCCAAAGTCTATATCATGGGAGTATATGGAATTAACTGACCGTTGTGATGAGATTATAGAATATTGTAGAAAGTATAATATAAAAACTTTGTTTTGTGATTCTAACCCAAAGGATGCAAATATAACTTTATATAAAAAAATAAAAGAAATGAATTTAGAAATTAAAGTAATTCCAATACAATTTAATGTATGGAAGGATGTCGGAATTAGTGTTATTAGATATTTATTGCATAAAAATTTACTTGATATAAAAGATAAAATTTTTAAAGATAAACTCCAACAATACCATTATAAAAACGTTGAATTAGAAATTATCGCAAAAGAAGATGATCATTTTCCAGATGCGTTTTGTAGTTGGGCTGCGACCCGATGGCAAATACTAGGGAAAACGTTATATAATTATGAAAAATATCTAAAAAAAGAATTAAAAACAGTTGAAGAAATAGAGGATAAAATGAAAAAAAGAATTAATGCAAGAAGAGCAGTCAAGAATTTATAATATAATAAAATAAAAGGAGTGATTTTAAATGTCTTTCTTAAGAGAAAATTCACAATTCCCTCCTGCAGACTGGGCGTTCTATTACGATAAAATGGAAGAATGGGCGACTTGGTATAGTGGGGAGGCAGATTATTTAGTAAAATATTATACAACAAAAGCCTACTCAGAATTTGAAAATAATATTTTTTGGGCGAGGATGCAATATGAAGAAAGAATCACAGCAATACATAATCCAATAGCTGGAAGTATTGCCGAGATGGGAGCAAAATTGTTATTTTCCGAGTCTCCAAGAATTCAATTTAATAAAGAAACTTTAAGTGGTAAAAGATTTGATGAATGTCTAAAAGAAATTAATTTAAATTCTTTATTGCTAGAATCTGCAGAAGTGGCTGGTGCTTTGTCGGGAATAGTTTTAAAAATTGATATTGATACTAATTTATCAAATATGCCATTACTATCAAGTGTTTGCCCAAATCAAGCATTTCCAGTTTTTTATAGAGGGGAATTATACCAATTATTAACTTTTCGTGAATGTTTAAGAATTGAAAAAAATGGACAAACAACTGTTTATAGGCTATTTGAAAATAGAAAAATTGTTAACAAAGATTGTCTTATTGAATTTAAATTAATGAAAGGTAGACCCGATAATGTAGGGAAAGAGGTCAAAAATACAGAAATTGAAGAAACTGCAGACATGGATTTTAGTCCTATAACTATAACTAATTTGCAAGGTTTAGGTGCAGTCTATATTCCAAACTTAAGACCCAATAAATTACTTCCAGGGTCAACAATAGGAATTAATGATTTTAACAGTTCAATTCCTTTGTTAGATTCTTTTGATGAAGCCTGGTCGAGTTGGATGCGTGATATAGAGATTGGAATGGCTAAAATTTTTGTTGATGAGGAATTACTAAATAAAAGTGCAGATAGTTCAACTGGGGAATCTAAAAGCCGTTTACAAAAATTTAATAATTTTTCAAGTTGTTTCATCCAATTAAATATGAGTAGTTATAAATTTGATGGGGGTAGTTCAGCTCCACCAATTAACCCAGTCCAGTTTGCAATGAGAACAGCTGAACATTCCCAAAATTGCAAAAGTTTATCAAGTGAAATAATCCAAAGATGTGGTTATTCCCCACAAACCTTTGGACTAGATAATGAAGGAAGAGCCGAGTCGGGGACTGCTTTAAGAATAAGAGAAAGAACATCATTCTTGACAAGAGAGGCAAAGAGCCGTTATTGGATGACGGGTTTAGGTAAATTGTTTAAACAATATCAAGTTATTGATAAAGCCTTTTTTAATAAAACTGCAGATATTGAGGAGATTTCAATTGAATTAGAAGATAGTATTATATCGGATGCAAAAGAAATATCCGAAATATTGCAAAATCTAAACAATGCAACTGCAATATCAACTTACTTAAAAGTTAAAATGCAACATCCCGACTGGGATGAAAAGGAAATATTAAATGAGGTTGATAATATAAATAAGGATAACGGAATTATTACTGAAGATATTTTTAATAATAATTCTAACAATGGAACTGAAGAAGAAAAAGAAGAAGAAGAAAATATTAAAATAGCAAAATAAATTTTGAAAGGATGATAAAAAAATGAATGTAGACCCAAACAAAAAATTAACATGGGAATCTAAACAAGAATATCAATACAGACAAAAAACTCAAATAATAGTTATTAAGCTAAAGGAAGGGTTAAGTATATTACAAGAAGCAAATAAAAATTTAAATTTGGATTATGATAAACCAAAGAAAATTTTTGAAGATGCTTTAAATTTAGTTAAAAATAATATTCCTAAAACTTATTCTATATCTAATCAAAAAGTTATAACTGCAGTTACTTGTTATATTAAAGCCTGTGAAATTTTAAAAAATGCAGTTACTAGCAAAGATACAAAGTCAATTTATAGAGCCTCAAATAAAATCCAAGAAGGAAATATATATTTTGAACTTTCAAAGCTTAAGTTATGGCAAGATGTGGATAGAAGGGTAACAAGAAATAATAAAAGGGGTAAATAATAATGATAAATACAAATCATTTAAGTAAAGATTTTGTCTCAGCTTCTTTTACTACAACTTTAATTATTGGAATTGCTACAATGAATATATTAAAAAAAGTTGCTAAAAGAAAAGATGCAAATTTAACATTACAAGATAAACAATATTTTGATAATGAAGTTGAAACTGCATCCAAAATATATTATAAAGAAGCTGAGAATTGGGCTGTTAATGATTTGGCAAGTGCTTATTTACTAGGAATTGGTCTGGCTAATGTAGCAATGAGAAAAGTATCTGGAACTCAAAAAGGGTTAAATCCTATTATTAATGGAAGTTTTTTTATAAAAAATATTCCTTTGGTGAGTACAAATATTCCTTTAAGTGTTATAAATAAATTTTCAAATTATAAGAACCACATAACTTGGTATAATGTTTTTAAAAACTCAGCTTTGCAAACTGTAAAAACCCAACAACTGCAGATACTTCGAGCTGGAAATGATATTTATAAAAAAATTGCTTATAATGTAGGTTTAAAAAGTTATAAAGATTCTAATGTATTTACTAGATTACAAATGAGCCAAAAACTTTTAAATCAATACTCAAAGCAAGGTTTAAAAACAATTACATATGCGAACGGAGCGAGATATAGTATTGTTGACTATAGTGAAATGTTAGCTCGAACTATGACAAGCAGAACGGCTCTCCAAGCTTCATTAAATAGGTATCAACAAAAAGGATATTCTTTATGTATGGTGTCGTCCCATTTCCGAGCTTGTGACCTTTGTACCCCATACGAGGGGCAAATTTTGTCAATGGACGGCAAAGATAGAAGATATGAGTCGATTTGGGATGCAGAGTTGCAGGGTTTATTTCATCCTAACTGTTTACATGATATTTCAATTTGGGATGAGGCTATAGAAGTGCCTAAACCATCTGTCGATCAAAGCGAACAAAAATTAATTGACCAGTATGGTTATAAAGAGGCTCAAGTAATTGCTTACAATGCCCAACAAAGACAAAGAGCAATTGAAAGAAATATAAGAAAATATAAAACACAAAAAGAATTGAGTTTAACTTCAAGCGATAAAGCAAGAAATCAAGCAAAAATATCACAATGGCAACAAGCTCAAAGAACTCACTTAATAGAAAATCCATATCTAGTAAGAAAATATAGTCGTGAGCAAATTGGAAAAGCTCATTAATTGGAGGGTAATAAATGGAAAATGAAGATTTTTTAAAGCCTAAAAAGTTAAATGACCAGGAGCATTTTTGGGAATTAAAATATTATCAATACCTTGTAAAAGTTTTTGAAGATGATTTTAAAAAAGTATATGCTGACAAAGATTTTATAAATCATTCACCACAAAATTATTATATTTCTAGTAAAAAAGATAAAAAATTATTAACAAAAATTACATTTCAAAAAAATTCTTCTGAAGATATGAATGGTTGCTTTATGGAAGATTTAATAAAAATTTGTATAAAACAATTAGAATTATTTCAAGATTCTAAAATGGAATGTAAAGAAAATGAACAGGCAAAAGAATATTTAATTAAAGCTTTAGAAACTTTAGATAATAGAAAAAATGATAGAATCAAAAGAAATGTAATATACAAAGTAGAAAAATAATAGTATATTTGGTATAATAAAAGAAAAAATAAAATAAATGTCGACCTATATTTAGTAAAAATAAGTCACTATGTTGCAAAAAAAAGAGCCTTAATGTGTGGCTCTTTTTTTAGAAAGGATAATAAATAATGAATAACCCTTATATATTATTATACAGTGAATTAAAAAAATATATAACCTTTTCCAATAATGTTATTATTACTGAAAAAGAAATATTTCAAATATTTTATAAAAAAGATGAAAAATTATTATTAAAAGCAATTGACCAATTATGCAAAGAAAAATTTATTGTAGAAATGGAAGATACAAATTTAAAAAGTTATATGATTTTTAAAGATTCCTATAATGAAGAAATGGAAAAAGCAAAAAAAGAAATTGAAAATAAAAGAAAACAAGAAGAAGATAATAAAATAAGATATATACAAATTGCCGAAATTATTAATAATTCCAGTGTGTTTGTTGAAATAAACGAGGGAATAAAAAAACTTGGTGAAATTGTAAAAAGAGATATAGTTCCAATTTTAGAAGAAATAAAAACAGCTTATGAAGAAATAGAAGAAATAAAAAAAGTAAAAGAATTAGAAAAAAAGAAACAAATATAATATAATATTGATGTTGCTTTTTTATTATGATTCATTAAAAAAATTTGAGGTTATCTAAAAATTACTAATTTAATCATGCTATATGTAAAGAAGAGCCAAAACTTGGTGGCTCTTCTTTTATGTTAATTATTAAAAAATGTTTGACAATGTAGCACACTTATTATATAATGTATTTAGAAATTAAATTTGATTTGAAAAGGGGATTTTATTATTATGACAGATTATTTTGATTTTAGCGACGATTTTTGGAATGAAGAAGAAGAGCAACAAGATTTAAATAATAATTTAGGAAATGAAGATTTAACTGAAGAAGAAATATTATTAAATAAAGAATTTGAAATAGAAATGTATAATGCGAAATATGGAGTATTATAAAATTAATATATATTAAAAGAGCCTAATTTGGGCTTTTTTTTATATCAAAAATGAGGAGGAATTTATAATGTATGAATTAGGTAAATTAAGGACTTATTTACACATGTTAGACAAAGATAAAAATCATTATAATAAACTTAAAATTGAAGAAATAAAAATTTTATTATCAAAGCTTGAAATATATTTATCTTATGATGAAAAAGCGTGGGCAAAGAATTTATTGTATAATGATGCAAATTTAGTGAGGGAATGGTATCCCAAAAATACATTTACCCAAAGGAGAAGTATAAGAAAATATTCGCATGGTATAACCAATCAAGATTTTCAACATATTTTAAATAATGTAAATTATGCTCCTTCGAGTTGTAATAGGCAGCCAATAGAATTTATTCTTTTAAGGGATTCAATTACAATTGACAAAATAGCAAAAATAAAAAAACAATCATTTATAAGTGGAGCTGAGACTTGTATTTTGGTTATTTCAGATTTAAGTATTTACCCACCTAAAAGTGTAAAAAGTAGAAGTGCCTCGTTTTGGTATTTTTTATATATGGATGCAGGTGCCTCAATCCAAACTTTACTTTTAACAATTTCAAAGTTAAATTTTGGAGCTTGTTGGGTAAATTGCATTGAATCAGATAGTAACAAAATAAAACAAATAAAAAAATTAGAATTAGAATTAGCAAAAAATAAAATAGTAACAGCAATAATTCCAGTTGGAGTTCCTAGTGAAATAGTTAAAACTCCAGGACGCAAAGATGCGAAATATAAAATTATAGAATAGGAGATATTAAAATGAAAATAGCAATCGTAACAATTACGACATATTCAAATTATGGAAATAGATTCCAATTAATAGGATTAACAAAATACTTACAAAATAAAGGGTATGAAGTAGATAATTTAATTCCCTTTTCCCCTACTTCAAAAAAGAAAAAGAAAAAAAATAATTTAAGAGCCGAGAAAAGAAAATCATTTTTTGAATTTTCACAAAAATATATAAATGAAATAAGGCTTGATGTAAATAAAGTTAATTATGAAAAATTAATTAATGAATATGATTATTTTATAATAGGAAGTGACCAAGTTTGGCATCCCCTATTATTAAAAAAAATTCCACATCCTTTTACATTTTTAAACTTTGTACCAGATAAAAAAAGAATTGCTATTTCAGCTAGTTTTGGAATGAGCCAAATTGCTGACAGATATTTTATAAGGTATGTTGAAGGGTTAAAACATTTTAATAATATTTCTTTAAGAGAGCCAGAAGGCAATAATATTATTAAAAATTTATGCTTAGAAAATTATAACAATCCAGTTTTAATTGATCCTTCAATGTTATTATCTAAAAAACAATATGCAAAACTAGGAGAACAAATAGAAAAACCAAAGAATTATATATTAACTTATTTTCTAGGGAATATAAGTAGTGATATAAGAATGAAAATTAGTGAATTATCCCTAAAATATAATTATCAAATTATAAATATAAATAATAAAAGAAATAAAAAATATTTTGTTGCATCTCCAGCTCAATTTATATATTTAATGAATAGTTGCAATGTAGTATTTACAGATTCATTTCATGGGACTATTTTTTCAATGATATTTAGAAAACCTTTTGTAAATGTAGATTTGAAATTAAATAGACCTTCAGTACAAAGTAGAATAGATAATTTACTTTCAAAATTTAATTTTATGAATAGAAAGTTTAAAGAATTAAATACATTAAAACAAATTATGACTATTGATTACTCACATTTTGACCCAATTTTAAAAGAAGAAAAAAATAAATTTAATGAATTCTTAGAAGGAGTAACAAATGGCAAAGAAGAAGAAACAACAAATAATTCCTAAATTATTACACTTGATATGGATAGGGGAAAAAGAAAACCCCTATTTAAAAAATATTGAAACTTATAAAAAATTTAATCCAGATTGGCAAATTAAAATTTGGAATAATGAAAACATACCCCAAGTTATAAATAAATATACTTATAATAATATGACTTCATGGGCAGGTAAAGTTGACGTTCTAAGGCTTGAGATTTTATATAAATATGGTGGGGTTTATGTTGATTTGGATTCAATATGTTTAAGAAGTTTAAATCCCTTAATAATAAATCAAACATTAATCGGGTCAAAAGGTACATATAAAAAAATTGCTAACGGTTTTTTAGGATGTACCAAAGAACATCCTGCATTTAAAGAAATAGTAGAAAATTTAGATTCTAGAAATAAAGAACTTTCAAAAACAGAAAAAAACAAAAAAATTGGTATTTCAATTTATGCAGTGGCTGGGACTCGATACATAACCCCATATTTAAGAAAATATAAATGTCTGGAATATGATAAAAAATTAAAAGCTAAAGAAAGAAAAGTTATAATTACTAAAGTTTCAAAGTATAAAAACCGAGCCTTTATAATGCAATTAAATGATAATACATGGAAAAGTAGTCCAAGGATATTTTTAAGTGAGGATTTTGAAAATGACAAGTAAAAAAGAAAAACTAATACATGATTTAATAGATGTGACTTTATTGGAATCAAATTTAAAACATGGATTTAATTTTAATTCTAGTCATGAAGGCTGGGCTGTTACTTTAGAAGAAATAGAAGAGTTTCAAGAGGCTTTTGATGAAATTATAAATTATTTTTCCGATATTGTTTGGACTGATATTAGAAATGATTCAAATAATAGCAAATTAAAAACTGAATATTCAAAATTATATAATATGTGTTTAAATGCCTTTTTAGAATTTTTGCAATTAACTGCAATGATGAAAAAAAACAAAAATTATTTTTTTGGGAAGGAGATAAAAAAATGAAAAAATTTGATGTAATTTTTTTAATGGGGGGAGAAGGGAAAAGAGCCAGACTTGGTTACCCTAAGCAATACGCTCGTATAGGTGGAATACCGATTTTTATACATTCGATACAAGCTTTTTTAAAAGAAGATATCGAGCCATATATAAATAAAATAATTATAGTAGCACAAAAAGAGCGATATGATGAAATAGAAAAAATGTTAATTCAATATAATATTTTTAAATATTGTTTTTGTGAAGGTGGGAAAACAAGGCAAGAATCCGTTTATAATGGTTTAAAAAGTGTAAAGACTAAACACTTATTAGTTACTGAATCTGTTAGACCTTTTCAAAGTTCTAAATTAATAAAAAATATAATAAATAATGAAAAAAATTTTATTACTCCAATATCTCAACCAAAAGCGACTGTTATTGATATTTTTGGCAATTCATATGACAGGGATAGAATCGGAGAGGTACAAATGCCTCAAAAATATAGTTACGATTTATTGCATACAGCTCACGAAATCGCAAAGAAAAGGGATTTATATAATTTTACAGACGATGCTCATTTAGTAATAGAATTAATAAACGAATGTCCATATATTATAAAAGGTGAAGAAGTAAATATAAAAATAACAACTCCCCTCGATTTGAAAATAGCTAATATTATTTTAAGTGATTTGGAGGATAATGAATAATGTTAGAATCAAAACATATAGCAATTTCTGGAACTACTAAAGGCTTGGGACTAGAATTGTCCAGACTATATTCAAAAAATAAATATTCAATAGTTGATATAAATAGATATAACGATTTAGATGTTACTAAAGAATATGCCATAAAAATTTTATTTGATGAAATACCAAAATATGAATATCCAGAAATTTTAATTAATAATGCTGGGATTTGTAATATTGGAAGTATTCTGGACTCAAATTTAGAAGAATCAAAAAAAATGTTTGATGTTAATTTTTGGGGTATGGTTAACTGCAGTAAATATTATTCTAAGAATTGCATTAAAAATAATGTAAAAGGTAAAATTGTAAATATTGCATCAACAGCAGGAACTGGAATTAGACCTGGTCGTTCTATGTATGCAAGTAGTAAATCGGCAGTTATAAATTATTCAATGTCAATAGCTGAAGAATTAAAAATTTTTGATATTAAAGTTTATTGTATAGCTCCAGGAGCTTTTGATTCATCACTTAGAAGGAATTTGAAACTTGATGAAGATTATTCAAAAATGAAAACATCAAAACAAGTTGCAGAAATAGTAAAAAATATTGTTGATAATGATTTTTTAGACAATCAAATAATTTATATAAAGTAAGAAAGGATATTAAATAATGTTAGTAACTATAATTAATAAAGCACACTTTAAAATTGAAATTGATGGAGTTATATTTCTCCCATTTGAAATTAAAAAATTGAATGTTTATAGTACATCGGAATTTTATAAAAAAATAAGATGTAATAAAAATTTGGTTGATGAGGCTATATTTGATATAAAACATTTTAAAAAGACTTTTGGAATTGACAAATTAGGCAAAGAGTTTAATTTTGTTTATGATGAAAATAGCCAACATAAAAGGGATAATTATAAATTTGCCATTCAAGCAATGGCAAATCCTATTTTAAAATATTTTTCACCAAAAGAGGCTGGATTTTCAAGTCGACCATTACCTGGTCAAAGTTACAACGCTTTAAATATTAGGTTTTTTAATTCAACTAGAATAAAACAAAATGGGAAAACTCAAGTTGGTAAGCGTGATATTTTTTATTCACATGGTTGTGCCGATAAAAATTACTGGTTAGGAAAACATATTAAGGATTTTAAATATGCCTTTTGTATTGGCAAAGTATGGGAGGATAGAATGAGAGCCACAGGTTATAAAGGCGAAATAATACATATTGGATATCCAAAATTAGACCCAATTTGGAATAATGAAGTAGAAGAAAATAAAATTGAGGCTGGTAATAAGCCTTATATTGCGTGGTTGCCTACACATGGATATTCACATAAAAATCGTGGTCGTTCCAGTTACCCTTGGTGTCTTGATTTAATAAGGGACATTGATGATATATATTATAAAAAATTAGGTATGCATCCAACTAGTAAAAAACATAATGGAATTAAGCACAAACCAACATTTAACGAGTTAGTTGATGCAGATGTTATAATTGCCGATGCAGGATCGACAGTTTACGAGGCGTGGATGGTAGGAAAACCTGTCATTATGCCAGATTGGATTTGCAAAAAAGATATTTTAAATCATTTTAAAAGTGACAATTTAGAATATCAAATTTATAAAAAGGGTATTGGATATCATGCAAAAGATATGAGACATTTAAACCAGCTTATTGAAAAGGCTTTAGTTGATGGAATTGATCAAAGTGCCAAAGAATTCATCGAGAAAATTTGCCCGACCGAATATAGAGGAAATTCTGGAAAAATGGCTTATAAAGCGTTAAAACAAATATATTAATCTTTACTATTATTAAATAATGTGCTACAATGTATATAAAGCGTAGTACATTATTTTTTTATGGGGAGTTTAAAATGGAATTTAAAAAATACAATGTGCCATATGAAAATTTTAATATAGAATTTAATTTAAATGATATTTTAGTTTTAACACAAAATGAAGATATCAACTGGGATATAAATATGTCATGGAATAAATTTGAGTTTAAAGGTGAATTTATTAATCATACTTTTAAAATATATTTAGATTGCAACAATATTTATAAAAGTTATGTTTGTTATAAGAAAAAATATATAACTGTTCCTTGTTTTATTCCAGAAGAATTGATCGAAGGATATATATTTTTAGTATTTAATTTTAAAAGAAACATTCCTTTAACTAATTATTTTCTAAGCTTCTTAGATGATTTTTTATGGCTTTTGAATATAAATATTAATGATTTAAAACTAACTTTTGTGGAGGATTAATTGTATGAGTTATCAAGATTTTGCAACAACAAATAAAATAATAAGAAATTCATTAAAAGAAATACTTATTTATTATGGAGCTAAACCTTCCAAAAATGGAAATTGGGACTGTCCTAGAACTTCATATCATCACAATCCTCAAGGGGATTTGAGTTATAATGGAAAAACATGTGTTTGTCATTGTGGCTTAAGTGGAGATTCATTTAAAACTATTGCAATGATGGAAGGTTTAAACCATAGGGACAAAGAAGATTTTAAAAAAATAACTAAAATAGCTATGGATATTTTAAATCTAACTAGGGAAGAATATCAACAAAAAGCAAATGAAGAAAAAAAAGAAACTAAGAAAGAATTATTTTTAGATGAAAAAATAAAGCAATTACTAACTAATACAATTAATAATTATTTTGATAACACTAAAAAGTATAAAAAAGATTATGAATATTTTTTTAAGAGAGGATTAACCAATGATATTATTAAAGCCAATAAAATTATAGTTGAAAATCCTGTAAAACTATTCAAAGGGGAATTAATTAAACATCTTCCAAGTGTTAAAAACATTTGGAGCTATAGATATATAATTCCTATTTGGGAAAATAACAAGGTAATAAATATTTTATTAAGAAGGGATGACAACTTGTCAACAAAGGGAATTAAAATTTTAAACCTTAAAAATATCCCTTTAGGCTTTTATAATATAGATAAAATAAAAAAAGTTTCAAATGAAAATATATTTATTTGTGAGGGGTTCTTTGATGCAATAACTATTGAAAGATATGGACATATTTCATTGTCTATTAACTCAACGAATTTAATTTATAAATTTATGGCTAAAATAGAAAAGTTTAATATAGAAAATTGTAATTTTTATATTTGCTTTGATAATGACTCAACTAAAAAACATAACTGGGGACAAATTTGGGCAAAGAAATTAATTAAGGAATTGAAAAAGAAAGGATTTAATTCTAAAACAATAGTTATAAAAGACTACAATGATTTAAATGATTACTATTTAAATGATTATACAAAATTTAAGGAATCACTTAATAAAATAACAAGTTAGGGGTAATAATTATGATGAAAATTCTTGAATTAATGGTCGCTTTAATAAACAATGAGGATACACAACAATTAGAAAAATTAGAAAATGAATTATATTATGGGGATTTTGATAATTTCTTAAATGAATATTTCCACGAAAACTGGATTATACAAAAGCAAAATAAGTTATAATAGTATTATAGAAATAAATATTATTTAGTGGTAAGTGTTGAGCCAATTGGCTCTTTTTTTTATGCTTAATTATACTAGTATTTTTCTAATTAGATAAATAAGTTCTAATTATAACTTTTTAAATTATAAATGTTATAATAACCCCATAAGTCGACGGACTGTAAAAACGGGAGGAGAAATCATGTATAAACAAATCAAAAAATATTTAAAATTTCTATTTTTAGCACCAGTATTTCCTATTATTGGGGTCGAGGGAGCTACCGTTAACGATGAAGGGTCAACAAATGAATCTTCAGAAGGCGAAAATAATAATGATAATAATGGTAATGAAAATAATACTAATGAAAGCAAAGAAAAAACATTTACTCAGGCTGAATTAGATATTATTGTTGGGAATAGGTTAAAAAAAGCCGAGAAAAAATTTCAAACAGAACATAAACTGGCTTTAGAACGTGAAAAGTTAAATGATGTTGAAAAATTAAAGCTAGATTTAGAAAATGAAAGAAAAAATACAGATAGTAAAATAGCAATGGCAAACTCAAGATTAATTAAATCTCATGCAATATCGGAATTAACAAAAGAAAATGTTATTGATATTGATGCTGTTTATGCTTTGTTAAACAAAGACAATATTGAAATTGATGACAATGGAAATATTACTGGAGTTAAAAATGCTATTACATTATTAAAAAAAGAAAAACCTCATTTGTTTAATAATTCAACCCAAGTTATAAGAGCAGGAGATGATAGTAACCAAGGTGGAACTCCAGCTCCAAAAGGTAAAAATTTTGATATGAATTATTTATTAAGAAAAGCGACAGGAAGACTATAAATAATTAATTAGGATGTGAAGTAATGGCAAGTTATATTTCAAGAGCAAACGTAAGTCCGTTAATGCCAGAAGAATTTCAAAGGGAGATTGTTCAAAGTGTTGCTGAACAGTCAATTATAATGCAAGTATCCAAAAGACTGTCAAATATGGCAAGAGGTCAAAGAAGAATCCCAGTTCTTAGTGCTTTACCAACGGCTTATTTTTCAAATCCAGGTAGTAGTGCTGAGGATAATGATATTCCATTCAAAAATACTACTAAAATGCAGTGGGCGAATAAATACATTGATGCTGAGGAGCTAAATGTAATAATTGCCATTCCAGAGTCTGCACTTGATGACCAAGATTATGACTTATGGGGGGAAATTAAACCTAAATTGCTTGAAGCTTTTGGACTTGCATTTGATAAAGCAGTTTTATATGGAATTCAAGCTCCATCAAGCTGGGCGACTAATATATATACGGCATCCCAAGCTGCAGGAAATTTTGTTGAACTATCAACTGGTGCAAGTGCTAGTCTTTATGATGACATTTTAAGTGAAGGTGGAGTCATTCAAAAGGTAGAGTTAGATGGCTATATGGCATCTGGTCATATTGCAGATATGTCAATGAGGGCTAAACTAAGAGGTGTCAAAGATTCAACTGGTCAACCAATTTTTAAAACTGTATATAAAGATGGTATGCAAGGTGGGACTAATTATGAGCTTGACGGTGAAATGATGTATTTTCCTAGAAATGGTTGCATGATTCCAGAAAGTGCTTTGATGTTTTCAGGCGATTGGAGTCAATTAGTTTATGCAATAAGACAAGATATTTCATGGAAAATATTAGACCAAGCCGTTATTCAAGACCCATCAACTGGAGCTATAGTTTACAATTTAGCACAGCAGGACATGGTTGCATTAAGGGGAACTATGAGACTTGGATGGCAAGTTCCAAACCCAATTAATAGAGTTCAAAGTGATTCTACTAAAAGATATCCATTTGCTGTATTAGGAGTTTCTGGAAGTTAATTATAACTTCCTTCCTTTAATTTTTTTTAGAAAGGTGATTAAATGCCCAAAATAATATTTTTAAAACCATGTTACTACAAAGGTAAAAAATTTGATAAAGATACAATTTTAGATATGCCCTTAAATACAATTCTGGAATATAAAAAATTTGGGAAAGTAAAATTTTATTTTGGGAAATCTAAAAAGATTGAAGATTACAGTTATAATGAATTACAAAAATTTTGTAAATCTAAAGGTTTGAGAGCAGTTGGTAAAAAGTGTGAGTTGCTTGAAGAATTGAAAAGGAATGACATAATATGATTCAAAAAGATTTTTCTCCAGATGGTGGGAAAATGATCCAAAGGGACGGCTCAATATTTTATTTAAGTGATTTATTAAATACTTTATACAATGCGAGTAATAATGGTTATGAAGCTTTAAAAATTTTTGATATTGATAGATGTATGATTAATAATGGTTTAATGTTTCAAACTGGTAATATTTATACTAGCTTATGCAATTAATGTAAATTTTATGTTTTATGATATGGGTTGTGATGTATAATGCCTTATTCACTTAATAACAAACCTGAATTTTTAAATCAACTTCCAAAACAAGCACAAAGAATTTTTATAAATGCTTTTAATAGTAGTTATGAAAAAAATAAAAATGATGAAATAGCAACAAAAACAGCGTGGTCTGCAATTAAAAAAGCTGGGTTTAGTAAAAATAAAGACGGAATTTGGAGGCGATGGAATTAATGTATATTACACCAACAGAATATAATACAATTACTGGAAGAGACTCAACCGAGGCAACAACTATTAGAATAACATTATCAAGTAAATTACTTGATTCAAGAATAGGCAATTATCCGACATTTGAGGATATTGGCTATAAAATTAATTCTAGTTGGCAAGTTGAGGAAGATGGGGTCAATACTACATTAACCAAAAGTAAAAAAGATGCCATCCAAATGTGGGTCGCTCAAATGGTAAGTTATTTATATGACAATAATGATACACCACCAACTTCTGAAAGTGGAGTCAGTTTAGGTCGATTTTCAGTTAATGGAAGTTCTAATATTTCTGATATTCCAGATGAGGTTAAGTATGCTGATAGTATTCTAATATCAAGTGGAATTATAAATCGCAAAGTTGGAAGATACAGAAGGAATGAGTTATATGACTTCTAAAGTAATTTATAATAAATTAATGAAACACAAAGTAAATTTAAAAAAATTAAAGAGAAATTCTTACGGGGATTTTACAGTTTTATCTACTACAACAGGTTTAAAAGGGTTTGTGCAATATGGCGAGAAATTAATTACAAAAGAAAATAAAGAAATTGTAACTTGTACTGCAATTGTTTTTTTAAAAGATAATTGTGGTATTGATATCAATTGGGAATATTGGCAAATTGACCAAACATATCCATATGTAAGAAGTGGATTAATGGTACAAAATATCGACCCAGTTGATGACCCAAGAAGTGGGAAAACTCACCATTTTGAAATTTTAGTTAAATAAGGAGATATATTATGGCAAGTATTAGGTGGAAGGAATGGAACGGAGACGAGTGTTTAGAATTAATTGTAAAAGCTTGTGGTGTTGGTATAGATGAGTGGTTAGAACTTGTAAAATCTATATCACAACGAGAAGTCCCACTCGATGAGGGTTCATTAATGAAAAGTTGCTATATAATGTCAAAAATATCAAAAACTAAAATTGATGGGTCTATTAGTTATGGTGGTGGTAGTGGGACTGGAATTCCTAGAATCCCATATGCTGTAAGATGGCATTTTGAAGATGCTAATTTCCAACATGGAAGAAAAAATAATTATTTAAAAGACCCTACTTATAACAATATTTCTAAAATACAAGATTTTTGTAAAAAAAGAATTGGAGGGGTCTTATGATAGCAAATCAAGTTTGTAATTTTTTTAATGGTAAATATGGACTTGTAAAGGAAACTAATTTATTTGTTGGGTTTAGACCAGACACACCTAATAATTTAGTTGCTATTTATGACAGCACTGCTCCACCTTTACCAGAAAGTAGTTGTTTAAGCATTGACCAGGTTGGAATAGAAATAATTGTAAGACATTCCAATTATGAAGATGCTGCGACTTTTTGTTGGAATTTATATTATCAATTAATTGGTTTTGGGGGACGTGAGCTGGTTGAAGATGGGAATATTATTAGTTATATAATTCAAGACCAAACCCCATATAGTATCGGAAAAGATGATAATAATAGAAATGAGTGGGGAACTAATTTAATTGTAAGGTTTGAGCCAAAACAAGTAAATAATTTTAGATTATAAAAGGAGTTGTTTTATATGCCTGAAGTAAAATTTGGAAATACCGTTGTTGAGATTGATGATGTAGTTATTGCAAAAATTACAAGTTGGACTGCATCTTCCGAAATAAGTGAGGAAGATGTAACTGGCAGTGAAGATGTTGTGGCAGGATCAAATGTCTTATCACAAGTTTATACACCAATCGCAGTGTCTAAAACATGTGAAGTTGAAGGAATAGTCATAGAATCCGAGTCAGTTGGAAGAGATTATGGTCAATCGGCTTTAAAAACTGCAGCTGATAGTGGGAAAATGGTAACTGTAAAAGAAACAAGAAATACAGGTCATGGGAATGCTAGTACTGGCTTTTTTACATCTTATGAAGAAAGTGCCTCAACATCTGAGGTTTATAAATTTAAAGGGACTTTTAGGGTAAATGAGACTACACCAATTACACCAGGTTCTTAATAAACTAATTGAAAGGATTTAATATTATGAATAATGAAAACCCTCGTTTTAAAAATAATGAAGAAAGAATTAAATATTTAGATGAGCAATGTTTAGAATTAGCAACAAATCAAGAGGAAATGCTAGTGTTGGATTTTGATAAAGCAATTGAAGAATCAAAGTCTGAATATTTCAATGTAAAATTAAATAATAAAATTTTTAAAATTCCTTCAAGTATGCCTCTTGGTTTTGCTACTTTCTTTTTTAGAAATTGTATGCATAATGAAAGTTTTGATTTGGATGATAAAGATTTAGAAAAATTTTTAGATTTAATGTTTGGTGCTGATTTTATAAATGAAGCATCAATAATAAATGTACCTACAAAAATATTATTTGAAAAAATGGCAATGCCTATTTTAGAAAAGTGGGGATATAATACTGAACAAAAAAATCAAAATAAAGCTCAAATTGCAAAATCAAACATGGAAAAAAAAATGGGAGTGAGGAGATAAACCCCAAAATTTTTATTTGGGCATTTGGAAGTCTTGAAGCTGATTTTTTAAGGGAATATAAAATCGATCTCTTAAAGGAAGTTAAATTAAATAAAATGACTTTTAGAAAATTTTTGATTTTAGTAAAAGGTTTGTCTCCAGATGCTTCTTTTAGACATTGGTGTAGTAATAAAGAAAATAGAAATTTTATTGAATATAGAAATAAAAATTATTATTAAGGGATGATTTAAATGGGAGTTATAGTTGGACAGTTAGAAGTTCAAATTAACGGAGACGCCTCTAATCTTTCATCTAGTTTAAACAATATAAAAAGTGATGGTTTGAAATTTACAAGCAGTTTACAAGGAAATGTTAGTAATTTATTGAGTAGTTTTGGTGGCTTAGGTAGTGGAATTAGTGTCGCTTTAACTGGAGCTATTACACTTTTTGATACAATTGGAAATGCAATTAAATCAGTTGGTACTAATTTAACTCAATATTTAACTGTTCCATTGGCAGCTGCTTCGACAGCCGTTTTTACTTTTGGGAAAAATTTTGAATCTGAAATGTCAAAAGTTACCGGACTTGTTGGGGTATCAACAGACCAAGTTGACGAATGGGGAACTACTATTTTAGATTTAGCTCCTACGATTGGGCAAACCCCCCAAAATTTAGCCGAGGGACTTTTTTATGTTACAAGTGCTGGAATAAAAGGAGCAGAGGCGATGGAAGTTTTAGAAATGTCTGGAAAAGCAGCCTCTGCTGGGTTAGGCGAAACTGCAACAATAGCCGATTTAGTTACCTCGGCTATGAATGCTTACGGCTCGGAAAACTTAAGTGCATCCCAAGCGACAGATATACTTGTTGCAGCCGTTCGGGAAGGTAAAGCCGAGGCATCGGAACTCGCAGCCTCAATGGGGCAGGTTTTGCCGATTGCAAGTGAAATGGGGGTATCATTCGACCAAGTCGCAGCTGCCCAGGCTGCAATGACACGTACTGGGACGAGTGCAAGTGAGGCAAGTACGCAATTAAAAGCAATAATGAGTGGGTTGTTAAAGCCTTCTGTCCAAGCCGAGGAGGCATTGGCTGGAATGGGAACATCAAGTGCAGAATTAAGAAAAAGTATTAAAGAAAAAGGATTAATTAGTACTTTAGGTGATTTAAGAACTTTGACAAATAAATACGGTGAGGACGCTATGGCTAAGGTATTTCCTAACATTAGAGCCTTGTCTGGTGTCCTTGATTTAATGGGGTCAAATGCTGACGATAATATTGAAATATTCGACAGTGTTGCTGATAGTACTGGTTCATTAGATAAAGCTTTTCAGTCTGCAGCTGAAACTGCCGATTTCAAATGGAATCAAGCTTTAAGTCAATTACAAAGTACGGCAATCACTTTTTTTGATACTTTAAAAGTTGCAGCAATCCCAATATTAGAAAAATTAGTTGAAGTATTAAAGTGGGTCTCGGATTCTTTTAATTCATTATCTCCAACAATGCAAAAAGCTACTTTAATTTTTGCGACAGGTTTGGCTGTCCTCGGACCAGCTTTGACACTAATAGGGACGGCAATATCGGCACTTATACCAACTATACTTGGAATTGCGACCACTTTTCTGGCTGTTACTACTTCAGTTATTTTATTTGGGGGAATAATGGCTGGAATCATTGCAATAATATCAGCAGTTGTTGTTGCAATAGGAGGCTTAGTTGCATCTTTTATAAAATTATATAAAAGTAATGCAGAATTTAGAAAAAACGTGCAGACTACATGGAATAAAATAAAAGAAACAGCAATTGATGTTTTTAATTATATAAAATTAATTATTACAAAAACTTTTAATAAAATAAAAGAATTTTGGGATAAACATGGGGAAACTATTTTAAATATTTTTGAAAAAGTATGGAATGTAGTTTTAAATATAATAAATGATGCTTTAACTTTTATACAAACTATAATAAAATCAGCGACATCAATTATAAACGGTGATTGGGAAACTGCTTGGAATTTAATTAAAGATTTATTTTCCCAAAAATGGGAAGAGATAAAAACTGTATTCTCAACTGTATTTTCAATATTAGTAAATTATGCAAAACAAAAATTTGTAGAGTTAAAAGATGCAATAGTAGCTAAATTAATTGAAACAAAAAATTCAATTGTTGAATGGTTTGTTAATTTGCCAACAATGGCAGCAGAGCAATTGGAATTATTTAAAACTTCAATTCAAACTAAATTTGATGAAATTAAAGAAAATATTTTATTAAAACTTGAAGAATGGAAACAAGCTATTATTGAATGGTTTCAAACAATGCCAGAAAATTTAGTATCATTATTGGAATCATGGAAAGAAATTTTAATAAATTATTTCAATGAACAAAACGAGGAAAATAAAAAACAATTTGCAATATGGTGGGAGGCTATTAAAGAATGGTTTACATCAATACCAGAAAAAATCAAAGCAAAACTTGAAACATGGAAAGAAACTATTATAAATTTTTATAATGAAACTAAAGAAAAAATAGCTACTAAATTAAATGAATGGTGGGAGACTATTAAAACATGGTTTTCTAATGCTCCAGGGAAAATTAAAGGATTTTTGAATAATTGGTGGAATACTATGGCTCAATGGTATGAAAACGCAAAAGCCAAAATAAAAACCAAATTGGAAGGCTGGTGGCAAACTATAAAAAGTTGGTTTTCATCAGTTCCCGAAAAATCCGAAATTAAAAATTCTGGGTCAAAAATGGTGGATAAAATTGCCAAAGGGGCAAAAGATAAAAAATCAGATTTTACGGAAAAACTAGGGAAATTAATTGTTGATGTAGCATTGGCAGCATTAGCAGTCGCAGCCGTTACTTTAGTCGCAACTGGTCGAGAAATTGTAAAAAGAATAATTTCTGGGGTTGGAAAAGTTAGTTTAAAAAGTGCTGGTCAAAAAATTGTAAAATCTTTATTGTCTGGAATTAAATCAATGTATTCTAACGTGTCAAATGTTTGTTATTCGTTAGCATCTAAGATTAGAGATTTTTTCCCTTTTAGTCCTGCAAAAGTCGGACCTTTAAAAGATATTGACAAAATGGACTTTGGAACTTCAATCGCAAAAAGTATTAACAAATCTTATGTTGATGTAATTCCATCTGTCGGAAATTTAGCCGAAACAATTAGTGGGGGATTAATTAATGATATGGAATCAGCCAATTTAAGTGTAGCTGGGGCAACAACTGGAAAAAGTTTAAGTATTGGAAATATTAATGTTGATACTGTTCAAGATGCAACTGAATTTTTAAAAGAATTAAAAAAAGAAATTACAAAAAGGACTGGAAGTAGGTTTTTATAAAATGTCTATATTTACATTATTAATTGATAATAAAAAATTAAAAGAAGGTTTAAAAGTTAAAGCATCAACATTAAAATTTAACTTTGCCGAGCCAGGGACTGTATCTACTTTAACTTTTGACATGATTGATAACAATATATCTGGGGTTCCATTAGTCAAAGAAGATATAATTGGAAAACCAATTAAATTATATGATTCAAATGGGAATTTAGAATTTGGTGGTCAATTAGATGAGCCAGAAATTAATAAAATTGATGAATACCCAAAATATAAAATTCGCATGATTGCTCTTGACTGGCATTATATGACAAAAACAAAATATGTTAATAATAATTATAGTAGGCAATTAATATCTAATTTATTTAAACAAATTGTAGATGATTATTTAGCATTAGATGGGATTTGGTATGATTCAACAAGTATACAAGAAACAACAGATTTATATGTGGCTGCAACATATGATTATACTTTGATAAGTGATTCTTTTGACGAATTATGCGAACTTATAAACTGGCAATGGAAAATAGATGCAAATAAAAAAATATATTTCAATGATACCAGGACGGATGTTGGGGAAAGTTTAATTGAAAACAATGGAAGATACAGACCCAAAAGTTTATATTTCAATTGTAATAGAGACGAATATTCAAACCAACAAATTTTAAAAAATGTAACTGGTATTACAAACCAGTTAACTGAATATATTGGGAGATGGTTTGATGATACAAATACTTTTAATGTATTATACCCAATTAACTCAGTTCCTGAAATTTACGAGTCGGCTTGGGAAAATAGACTAAATCCCTTAGAAAGTGAAAGAATTGACCCTTCATTGGTTGGAATTAAAAATGTTTCTTCTGATGAGGACGGGTATATTTATTTCTGGAACAAAGGCTCGACCGAAATTTCAAAATCCGAAAACCACGTAATTACGTCAGGAAGATATTTAATTTGCAAATATTACGGGCAATATTCTTATACAATAGTTAAAACTGATAGTTCCCAAATCTCTGCGAGGTCGGCTATTGAAGGGACACAAGGTTTATATCAATTTGTAAGAGATGGCTCGGAAATTGAAAGTTTGGATATAGGCGAGGAAAAGGCAAGTGCATTACTAGAAAGATATAACCAAATTGCAAAAAAAATAAATGTTGAAAGTTATAATATTAATTGGGAAATTGGTCAAATTGTTGATGTTATAATTCCAAGTTTTGGAGTTAATAGTTTAGTAAGTGAAGGAAATGGTTATTTAGTTATTGAAAAGAAAATTGATAATATTGGTCATTTATTTTTAAAAAGTTATACGCTTTGCGATGGTGGTGCTATTGGTGGCTGGGCTACATTTTATTCTAAATGGTTAAATTATCAAGTTAAAGACTGGACATTAAGGGAAGATGTTGAAATTTCACAAGTTTATTTATCTGAAGAAGCAACAAACCCAGGTGGGACTATTGTTTGTAATAGAATTACAGCATTAGCTCCGTCGACTTCATTAGCTCCGTCGACTTCATTAGCTCCAGGCACTTTGGTTGCAAGTAATACATATTATGATTAATTTAAGGGAGTTGACTTATAATGATTGAAGAAACAATAAAAAGAATTGGCATAGTTAGAATTATAAAAACAGATATTGTTAAAAATAAAGTTGTAAAAGATTATACAATTAAAAATAGAATTACAAATAATGCTTTGGACGAAATGCTAAAAATTTATTATGATCCTACAGTTGACATGCAATTAAATTTTGTTGCAATCGGAGACGACAACACTGCTGTCTCTGATTCTTCAACTAGACTATATAATGAAGTATTTAGAACACCTGTCCTGTCAAGAATAAGGACTGGGGTCGGTCAAGTAGTATCAAGGGCAATTATTAAAGCAGACGAGCCGACAGACTATAGTGGGAATATAACATTTTATGAAATGGGATTTTTTTGTTCTCCAAGTGCGTATTATTATGTTAATTCTGGTATACTATTATCGAGAATAGTTGTAAATGAAACTAAAACATCAACTGAACAGTTAGAAATTCAAAGAACCGATATTTTTGAAAGGGGATAAAATAATGTCAAAATTAAATGCTGAATATCGAATAAAAAATAAAAATCAAATTGAAGAAGCTAAAACTGAGGCTTTTCAAAATTTTTGTATTCAATATTTTAATCAAATAAGGGATAAAATTGATTATGAATTAACAACAACTACCAAAGAAGATGGCGAGGAATATGTATTATGCTCGGCTAATTTGCCAGTTATAACCAAAAAAATAGAAGCTGAAAATATTATTTATAAAGAGCCTAAAATTGAAAATCAAGAAAATTTAATTGAAGAAATTTTAACTGATGAAGAAAAAGAAAAAGAAAAAGAAAAAGAAAAAGAAAAAGAAAAAGAAACAAAAGTCAAATGATAAAATGTTTAATTTAACAGAAAGTGGGGGGACTTTATGGAATCTGGTAAATTTGTCGAATTAACATTTATAAATACAGTTGCAGCACCTGCTATTGATGCAGATAATTTAAACGAAATGCAACGAGTTTTAGAAATGACGGACGATTATTTAAGAAGAGACCCATCAATTGCACTTAATAAATATATAGAATATTTTTACATGAGAAATAAAAAAGAATTGGAAATTTTTGCTGATGTTAGTGATTGGAATCCAAATAATTCAAGTTATGCAACTTTAAGTGATGAAAAAGACGAAAATGTAATGAATTCTAACTGTGTAAAAGCAGAATCACTGACAGCAGTAGCTAGTCAATTTGTTGGAATGTATCAAACTTTGTCTACTCCAATCGATTTGACAGTTTTTAACGATGGGAGCAGTTCTGCAACGTCAGATTTAATGGTACTTTATGTTTATATTGATGATGTTGCCAATTGGGGAGGACTTCAATTAAGAATAGGTGATGATTTTTCTAATTGTTATTATATGGGCTGGTTTGCTAGTAGTTTAATAACTGGTTGGAATGCACTATATTTTTCTAAGGCTTCAATGACAACATATGGAACACCAACTGGCTTTAATAGTATATCTTATTTAAGGGTTGTGGCTTATCAATCATCATCTCCAAATATTGGAGACTATTTTTACGCACAATACCTTGGAATTATAAGGGAAGACCCAGCTTATAGTGGATATCCAAATGTATCACAATTAATGGAAGAGTCTGGGTATGGACTTTTTTATAATATACACCATCATGTCTGGGACGTGTATTATGACAATTATATTGATAGGCTTGTATTATTCCAGCCTAATCCAATAAGCTCAACAAATTCACTTAGTGTTTCATATCTATTTATATCATTTGTTGCAAAAATGGAATTATATTCTATGAATCCAGGATATACCAATTCATTTATCTGGAGGGTAGATTCTAATAATTTTGTTGAGATTTATATTTCAAGTGATACATTATATTTAGATGCAACTGAGGCAAGTGTTTTAACCCAGACTAGTGTTGCATTAGATGAAGCTTTAACAAAACATGAAAGAGTAAATTTTTTTATTGAAAAAAATTATTCATTGGTTAGAGTTATAATGCGAAAAGGTGCAGAAAGTATAAAAATTTTAGAATATGTAACTTCATTTTCAAATGATACTTCAGGATATATGTATTTTGGGGAAAATAGCACAAATAATCAAGGGTTAATCGCTGATTTTGTAATAAGTAATAGTTTGCAAAGTTTGAATTTATATAATGAAAATAATTATCAAATTATCAAAAAAACTATAACTCAAGAATTTGCTAATACTACATTAGTAGATATTGAAGAATTAACTGCAAAATTAGAGCCTAATGCAACATATGAAGTAACAATTTATTTAAGTGCTAATAATGACAATAATGCTTATGATTTGAGGGTTATATGGAATAATACAAATTGTACTACAATAGCATTAAGACACGTATCTGGTCCGAATAGTTCTATGACAGATGTTTCTAACACAAATGTTAGAAAGTCAGTTTCAAGTATGGGATCAAATGCCTATTACGGAATTGACGGGTCTGGAACTGCATCAAGTGTTATAGAAAAAATAGTTGTTAGAACTGGTAAAAATGGGGGAATAGCTCAACCTCAAGCCTCGCAATATAGTGCGAGTGCAACATACCCAACAACACTATCATTAAATAGCTTTATGACAGTTGTGAAAATACATTAACAAATAAAAAAAAAATAATTTTTAAATAAGGAATGTAAAGGAAGAATGAAAATGGAAGACAAAGCTTTGGAATTAATTTTAAATCAAATAAATAATAATGTATCAGATTTAAAAAAGGAAATATTAGACATTAGGCAAACAAGTGCCAAAGATGACGAAAAAATACAAAATTCAATCCAATCACTTAATAATAAATTAGATAATATTATTAGTGAATATAATAAAAAGTTTGAGGAATATGTAAAAAAAAATGATTGTGAAAAAACCGTCCAAAACTCCAAAGAAAATGCCTCAAATTTAACTACTAAAAATTTAATGTTAATTAATAGTGGTATATTGGGGGCTTTGGAAATTATTAAATATATAGTTACTGCTTTAGTAGCTAAATAAAGGAGATATGTTATGAATAATATTTACGGTGTAGATTACCAAGAAAAACAAATTGCTTATAATAGGACATCAAAAACAAGAACCAGATATAATATCCTTGGTTTGGTAGTTCATGGAACTGCAAATTTAAGTAAAACTGCAGATGCAAAAGCTCATTATAATTATTTTAATGGGGGTAATAGAAACTCCTCAGCTGATTATTTTGTAGATAATACAGGTATTATAAGAATTAATGACTGGAAAAAATATTATACTTGGCATATTGGGGATTATAAAAATAGGGGACTATCAGCTCCAAAACATGGATTATATAATAAAAACACAGTTTCAATTGAAATTTGCGTAAATAATTATAATGATAGTGCAAAAATGAAAGCAACTATTGATAATACAATAAAATTAGCATGTTATTTAATTAAGAATGAAATTTATTTAAAACCTGATAGTGTATATAGGCACTTTGATGTTACTACAAAATTTTGTCCAGGAGCTGGATATGATTGCGTTGACTTGGATAATCCTGAAATTGCACCAAACTGGAAAAGCTTTAAAAGCAATTTAACAAAATTATATAATAGTGTTGGAACTGGAAATATTGATTTAAGTGAAGAAGAAAAAACAACAACATCAACCAAAACAACATATTTTGTACAAGCTGGAGCATTTAGTAAAAAAACAAATGCTGAGGAACTTATAACAAAATTGAAAAAAGATGGATACAATGCTATTTTAAAAACATCATATTAATAGTATAATAAAGTATACATTGGATTAGGAAAATAACAAAACTCAGGTAAAATAAAAAAAGTAACTAATTTAGGTTAGTTACTTTTTTATTATCCTTTCATTATTCCCATTTTTGAGTTATTCTATTATATTTTTTCTTTAAATTATTAACTACTTTTTCTTTATCTTCATTTAATACTTTCATAGTATCAGTTAAACTATTTATATCAGGGTTTTTTCTTGAAATATCATTTAATGTATTATTAATTATTTCTGCAGTTTTTAATAAATCACTCAAATCATTAAGTATTTCTTTATTTTTACTTAATTTAAGCAAATCATTATTAAAATTTTTAAATAGTTCTTGGAATTTATCAAAATCTTGTATATTAAAATTTTTAAAAATATTATCAAAAAAATTCTTAATATTAATTAAATTTTTTGAATTTTTTTGATTACTTAAGAAAATATAAATACTTAATAGTATTACAACTATTATTAATACTACATTAAAGACTAAAGTTAATTTTAAAATATCCATTTATGAATCCTCCTCAGATTTTTGTTTTAAATAATTTGTTATTGCCTCTTCTAAAATATTAAATAATTTTTTATTAGATAACATTTGATAATTTTTTAAATTTCTATATAAATTAAAATTTAGTTTTAATTGTGTTGTTTTAATAAGCTTTGGGTCATAATCATAATTTTTAAATTTAAATTTTAGCATTTTTCCCATTCCCCTTTTAGTGTTTTAAAATATTTCATTTTTAGAAACTCCTAAAAATCAGGAGTTTCTTTTATTCTTTCTTCTAATTTTGGCAGTTTTTCTTCTTTATTTTCTAATTGTGTTAAAGGGTCATTCCCTGCATTTTCAATTTTAGTTTCTTTTTTTGAATCTTCTTTTAAGGGATTTTCTTTTTTAGTATTTTCTTGTTTTTCTTTTTCAGCTTTTTCTTGTTTAGCTTTAAAGCTTTTATATAAAGAATCTACTAATTTTAATAATTGACTACTTTGTGCATTTTTAACATCTTCTATTTTTTCAACTTCTAGTTTAGTCAAAATATAATTATGAGTTGCATCTTTAACATCAGCTGGAAATTGATTTAATTTAGTTTTATAACTTTTAATATTATCTTCAGTTAAAAGGTCTTCAGGTATAAAATTTAAATTATCATTATTTAATAATTCATTTTGTGAATTATAATTTTCTTCAATTCCCATTTCGTCAGCGATATACATTCCAGAAGTCTCCTCTGGTATAAAGTTTCTAATCGCAGCGACAATACAGCATTTTGTAATCATAATCCCAGGCATAGAATTCCAATTTTGATTATTATTTTTTTTATATTCATGTAAACTAACAGTCCATTTTATCGGATGTTGCCAATTTTTCACGTAAATGTTACAATAAGCACCAACAATAGACTCCTCATTAGGCTCGTAAAAAGTTCCAACATTATGCTTTAATTGCCCACCTTTTTTAGCTTTTACAATTAAACCATACTCATAACCATTACAATTTTTTGATTGATTTAATCTTTTTATAAATACATCTTTTGAAACTATAATTGATGCTGCATAGTCTTTTATTTTAACTAAATAAGCCTCTCTCAAAAATGGGTTTAATTTTCTAAAATAGCATAATTCCATAAAATTCATTACTTCAACATCTGTTGAATTTCCAACATTTAAAGTCTGTCTAATTTTATTCACACTTAATTCTATTGAAACACCTGCATCTGATTTATAATTTCTTACTAATTGATTTTTATTATTCATAATATTATCCTCCCAAGAAATAAATTTTATTTACTAAATATATTATAACACTGTATTATCAACTTTACAAGGCATTTTATAATAAAATAAGAAAATAATTTTCTAAGAATCTTATAAAATGCCTTGTATTTAACTTATTACGATGTTATAATGTATTTAGCAACAAAAAATATTTCACTTAAAGGAGATTTGTTATGAATAACCCTAAAGAATTAACTAAAATAAATGTATATATACAAGATATAATTTACTCAAATGAGGAAAATGATTTTTATATTTATTCAGCTCATTATACTGAGAAATTGGAACATGTTTCAATAAAAACAACTGGCTTTAAACTACCAGTTGGGGATACTTGCTTAGTTGGATATAAAACAAAATATTTTAACAATAAAAGTCAACAATGGGAAAATTCTTTTGATTGTAAATATCAAGATACAAGTTCATTAACTAGAGATCAACAAAGAAATTTATTATGTACTATAAAAGGAATAAAAGAAAAAACTATTGATAAAATTTTTGAAGGTATAGAATCCGAGAATGTTTTGAGTGTTTTAAGAAGTGATAAAGTTCCAAAAATAAAAGGAATTGGCGATTTTAAAATGAATAGTATTCTAACTGGTTTAAAAGTTTTAGACTCACAAATAATTTTTAGGGATTTAAATGTTTTAATTGGAAATAAAGCTCATTCAAAAGTTTTAAATAAAATAGCTGAAGAAATTAAATGCCCTTTTACAGATACAACATTTGAAAGTTTCAAAGAAAATCCATATATTACTTTAATTGATGGGTTGAAAATGAATTTTAAAAAAGCCGATGCCATAGCTTTACAAATGGGAATTAGTAAAAAAGATTTAAACAGAGCCAAATATTACATTGAAAGTTTAGTTATTAAAAGTTTAGGAACAGGCAACTGTTTTATTAAATATGATGATTTATTAAACCAATGTAAAGAAATGAAAATTAACAAATTTTATGATTTAAAAGAAATTATAAATAATAATGAAAGATTAGTAATTGAAGATGCAAAAGTTTATTTAGAATTTATATATAAGGCTGAGACTGGAGTTGCTGAAAATATACAATATTTTTTAAATGATGTTGATACTAAATATCAAGAAGAAGATTTAAATAAAATTATTGATAAATACGAAAATAACATCGGGTTTAAATTAGCAGACAAGCAAAAAGAATCAATGTTAGAAGTTATGAAAAATGATTGTATGATAATAACTGGAGGAGCTGGTTGTGGGAAAACAACAGTTCTGAAAGGTATTGTTAATATGATAAAAAATTTCAACTATTCACCAGTTATTATGACTCCAACTGGTAAAGCTAGTAGAAGAGCGAGTCAAGCGACTGGATGTGAGGCTTCAACAATTCATTCTTATTTATGGAATGTTGGGAAAAGTTCAGGGAATGTTTGCATTATTGACGAGACTTCAATGGTTGATATTATGTTATTTAATAGCTTATTAAAAAGGTTAAAAGAATGTAATTTTAAAAAATTAATAATAGTTGGAGACCCTAACCAATTACAAAGTGTTCAAGCTGGGAATGTTTTATTAGATTTAATAGAATCAAAAGTTATAAAAACTATTAAATTAAATAAAACATTTAGGCAGGGAGAAGATAGCAATATTATAAAAAATGCAAATGAAGTTATAAACCAAAAAACATATCAACCAATTAAAAACAAAGATTTTTTTGTTAGGGAACATATAAATAATATAGATTTTCTAAAAAGCTTAAAACAAGCCTATACAACTTTACAAAATAAATTTAATAATATAGATGAATTTTATTCACAAGTTCAAATTATATGCCCAACAAAGGGAAAAGAAGTGGATATAACTTCAAATAAATTAACTTCAAGTGATATAAAAGTTCATAATATAAACCATTTTATAAAAATGAATTATAACCCAAAAATAAAAAATAAGTATGAATTTAATACTCAAACTGGCGAAAAGAAAGAAGTAAAAAACGACTTTTTCCCTTATTCAATAGATGATAAAATAATGAATTTAGAAAATGACAAAGAAAACGGAATATTCAACGGAGAATGTGGAAGGGTAACAGCAATCAATCAAAAAACTTTTACTGTACATTTCTATGATTTGGGTAAAGATTGTACATTCCAAAAGAACTCGGAAAATATTAACAGGTTTATGTTAGCATACTGCAGTACAGTTCATAAAATGCAAGGTAGTGAATATAAATATGTGTTACTAGTTTTGAGTGAAGATTCCCCTTTTATTGATTCCCAATTGTTGTATACTGCAATTACAAGAGCAAAAGAAACTTTGTTTATATTGCAAAAACCAAGCATACAAGATAAAATAGTTCTAAGAAAAAATAGCTTAAAAAGAAATACCTATTTGAAAGAAAGACTCCAAGCTTAAATAATAATAGAATAAAAAAAGACTTGGTTAGAGTCTTTTTTTATTTCCTACAAAATAATTTATAATAAAGAATGTAATAACCATATTATAACAAAATGTATATTAATTCAAAAAAATTTTAAATTACATTTTAAATCCCTTAAGAAATAAGGTATAATGTATACTTATTATTTTTTAAGGGATGTGTTGTATATGATATTAGAAAGAATTAAATTAATTATAAAATGTATATTTGGGATTATATTTAGCTGGGAGACTTTGAATGTTTATTTTTTTACTAATGAAGAATTGGAAAATTTTAAACTAGATGAGTATATAGAAGAAGTTAGTAAAATTTACGAAAACAAAGAAAATATAAAAGTTGAAGAAGATATTAATATATATGTTGATGGTGAAATAGTTTAATAAATGTTATAATGAAATGGAAATTTAAAAATCTATTATGGATTTTTGTTTTTCCATTTTTTTATCAAAACTTTTTTTATTTATTTCAACATTTTTTTATTCAGATTTACATATAAAAATAACTAACTTTAGATTATTATAATCATAAGTTAGTTATTTTTGTGTTTAATATTTACAAACATATTTTTTCTAAAATTATATATATTATATTCATTTTTTATAATTTTTGCTAGATACAAATTTATATTTTTTGCTAGGTTAAAATCTTGCTAAGTAAAAACTTGCTAGTTAAAAATTTTTGCTAAGTAAAAACTTGCTAGTTAAAAACTGCTAATTAAAAATCTTTGCTAGAAATAAATATTGCTTTGCTAGAAACAAAAATTACCTGCTAGAAATAAATATTGCCTTGCTAGGAATAAAATTAAATCCTTGCTAAGCCTGGTATTACTAGTTAGCAATGATTTTTAAATTTAGCAAAGATTTATTGTTATTTTTTTTAATTTAGTAATAAATTTAAATCTAGCAAAAATTTTTAACTAGCAAAGATTTATTATTAGCAAGAAATTTTATTTCTAGCAAAGATTTTATAAAAATAATTTTGTTTTTAGCAACTTAAAGCAAGTAAAATTTTTACATTTTGACTTTTTACCTAGCAAGAAAAAACAGCAAATTAAATTTTTAAATAATTTGCTATCTACCCAAATTCAATATTTAATTTTTACAAATAATTTTCTGTATTTTTTTTATTAAGAATTGCAAATTTTTTATCAATTGGGCAGTATGCTAAATAAAATTCTTTGTTTTTAAATTCTATTGTTTGGCTGCCATTGGAAAAAGAAAAAGTAGTATCATTTAAAAGAATTAAACTTTCTTTTGTTTTTTCATTGCTGAAATTATCAATAAAATTTTCTATTTCAAGCCAGTTCCCTTTTTCAATTAAAATAATATATAATTGTTTTGATAATAATAGCCTCTTATATTTATTAAAATCAATTAAGTAATAGTTTTTACCATTGTGTATTATTTTATCAATCATTTATATCAGTCCTTTCTAAGGTAAAAAAAAGTAGTATGTTTGTTAGTTATCATACTACTTTTTTTATAATAAAACCTTAAAATTAATATTCTATATGATTTACTTTTATTGATACTTTAAAATCACCATCGCCAAACCATTTCCTCAAATCTTTTAAAAACAAATCAATTACAAACTCAGCTCCTGCGTTGTTAAATTCAGTTCCAGCCAATAGTTTAACAATATATTCCCTTTTATATTTTGTTGGATTTTTATAATTATAAATTAAACCATCTGCATCCTCAAAGTAAGTTAAATCTCCGTTTTGATGTTTTTGTGGTATGCTTTTTTTATCTTCTTTGCAAAAAGTTACACTAAGACTTACTTTTATAACATCTGCAAACTTAACTTTTTTTACATCAACTTTAGAAAGCAAAAACTCAACAATATCATCAAAGTTAGGCAGTTTCATTGCTTTAATTTTTCTTAATTTTACATAATATTCAAATCTTTTTTCTTTAAAATTAAAATCACCATCAATATTTTGGAATCCCAGTTCAGCTTTGCTTTGCCTTGTATTATAAACCAAAAAGTCCTCCACCTTTCTTTTCTTGATTTCTTTTAGTATCAACTATAGGAAAATTTTGTTTACCTTCTTCAAGAATGTCAAAGTCTTCAAGACCAAAACCACTATTAATTCCATTTTTCTGCTCATTTTCAGCATTTCTTTTTAATTTATCTCTATCTCTTTTATTCATTATGTAACCTCCAAAATGTTATTTATTACTATTATTATATAATAAAAGTGCCACAATGTAAATACTATGTAGCACCTTATTTTATAATTTAAATTCTTTTTTTATAAATGGATAAAATAACTTTAGACCTTGCCCTTCTGGTATCATATCACAAATTAAGTGACCAATAAAACCCAGAATAGTTCCCAACATAAAAAAGTTATGAAATTTAAAATTATATAATAAAATTAATATTAATAACCCTAACCATCCATGCATCAAGACTCCCCGATGTTTAAATATATTGTATGTCAACTCACTTAAAGAAAGACATTTTTGATTCTTCTTTAAGGGTTTTAAGACATTGATCCAATTTTTCGCTATCCATTGTATTAATTTATATCCTTTTCTAAGGTATGGAAAATTATAATTAAAATATGATTGTTCAGCATCTATATCGGGAACAAAACTCCCCAACATAACTCCAGCACTTAATAATAAAGATTCTGGAATATTTAAACTTGTTGGATATCCAAATATTTTATTTTCTAATGTAATAGTTGTTACTGTAACTCCTATTACAACAAGTCCCCCTCTAAAGTGTCCAGTTTTATTCATTTTTTATCATTCCTTTTCTTATTTACTAGACTAATATTATATAATAAATTGTGTTGCAATGTCAATAATTTGGTTGACAGTGTCGCACTTTTATTATATAATAATATTACATTAATAAAGAAAGTGAGGATAATAAATAATGAATTTAAGTATAAGTGATTATTTATTAATTGCTATAACACATTTTTTAATTATTAACCATTGTATAAATGGATTTAAAAATATAATAAAATTTGCAAAAGAAGATATAAAAGAAATTAGTGTTAAATGGATAATTTTTATTTTGGATATCGGTTATGATGTAGCTTTTATATTATTAATGGGTTTAATATTAAGAATAAAATATTTATAAAAAAAAGTGAGGTCTTTGAAAATTGAAAAAATATATTATTGGAATAGTTTTAATCTGGATTATAATTTTATCGGGATGTAATGAAGTAGAATCAACTGCAGAAGTTGTAAAACAAAATACAACTAAAAGCGAATTGGAAGAAATTAATTTGCAAATTGAAAATCAAAAAAGTTCTTATGATGAAGAAATGGAAGAAACAATAATTACTGGAGAAATTAAAAATGATTATTCCCAAGAATTGGAATATATTGAACTTGAAATAACTTATTATGATGTTAACGGAAATCAAATTTTTTCAGATTTTACCAATACTTGTAATTTAGAATCTGGCAAGACTTGGAAATTTCAATTGAGTTATTGGGAAGATTTTGACTCTTATAAGTTAAAAATTGGTGATATGTTTTTAAGTGAATAATCAAAAAAATATTTAATTTTGACCAAAATATATCATTAGTTTGTAGCTAATTGAAATTATTAAAACAATACTTTGTAAAATAATTAAATTCTAAAAGGCAGTAAAATAGGCACTTTTTTTTAACACTTGTTATATATCGGTGGGGGAGGGGAGTGTCTTTTACCTAAAATTTACCAAAATGAAAGGATAATAATTATGAATGAAAATACAAAAATACCTTTATTTTTTCCAGAAGAAACTCCCAATGTTTTTATAATTTTTGGACTGGTAAAAAAATCAAAAGAATTACCTGAAGATAAAAAAGAAAATTTAATTGAAAGAATGAAACAAGCAAAAAATTATGATGAAGTTTTAAAAATTGTAAAAGAAGAATTTTTTATAATAATATTAAAATAATGTAAAGGGGAAATTTTTAAAATGACAAAATCAAAAAATAACGAGTGGGCAATTAATGAAACTTTAGAAAATGAAATATATATAAAATTTTTTAATATGGATATGAATACTGTTGAATATGTTAAATATTACTTACTAAAAACATTAAAATTGATTCCAATTAAAACCGAGGAAATTGACTTTATTAATAATTATCAATGTATAATTGTAGTATATAATAAAATTAATGATAAAAATCAATTTCTTGATATTGATAAAATTACAAAAAAATTAAGTGGCTTGTATGGAATGGAACAGGTCTCTTATAATAAATATAATAAGTATGAAATTTAAAAAACTTGATTAAAGGAGCGATATTATGTCAAATATAAATATATGTCGGCGAAATAATACAAGAAACAGAAGAAAAGTCCCACAGGCGATTGATATTCAAGACTGGAATTATGAATATAATAAAAAGCTTGTGGCACTTCAATTATTAAAAAGTAAAGATATTAAAAAATTAACTAATAGTCAAATATATATTATACATAAAATCGTTGAAAAACCAAGTAATTTTTATCTTGATAGGGTTGATTATTATTTGAAACATAAAACCCTTGATTTGAAATTTGCGTTTTGGTTTTTGATGGGAATGTTATATAATTCTAATGAATATATATTATATAATAAATTGGATAACTTATAAAAAAAGAAACCTATATTAATTTATAGGTTTCTTTTTTTAATTATTATCAATAATCTTATTAGGAACTCAAATTTGAAAAAATAAATTCGCAGTTCTTATTATATATCAATTTTAAAATTTTGTCTTTCTAAAAATGTAGTTCTGAAATTATCGCCAATTTTAAACCATTGCTCGACTTTCCCTTCATGTTTAATACATAAATTATTATGACATTCGATTTTAGTTTCATTGCTAAAATTTGGGATATAAACATTCCCTTTATCATTTACAAAAATCCATCCTTTTACATCTGACCTGGTAGCATTTTTTAAATCAAAATTCTTAGTTTTAAGAATTCCACTTTTGTCACCAACTTGCAACTCAGTCAATTTAATATCTTCTTTTAAGGGTAAATCATTTTCATTTTCTACAGCATAAGGGGTCAATCCAAAGAATTCAATATCTTTTTTGGCTATAATTTCTAAGTCTAACATTAAGGCTCTTTGATTTGTTGTTTTTGCATTATCTGGTGGGTCAATTTCTGGAACTTTTAAAAATCCTTTTTTATTAACTGAATTTTTCAAGAAATATTTAGTCTTTTTTACTTGAGCCATAAAGTCATTTTTAGAAATGCAAACCTCATCCGATATATTAAAGTCTCTTATATATTTTGTGAACTTTGGATATATTGACTGCAGTCTCAAATATATATTATTTTTTTCTATTAAATAGTCATAGTCTTTAATTAAGAAATTATTGTCTGCCATAATTTTAAAATATTCAAGTGAATTATCAACTATTGATTTTGATTTATGGTTTAATAATTCCTCAACTTGGTTTTTAATTATATATTTATAGGCAACTTCTAATTTTTCGAGTTTAATTCCCATTTGATCAAATATTTTAAATAGAATTGTATAACCAAAGCAGGTGGAGTTAATATTTGTTCTTATTCTTGAAGGAATATTAACATCCAAGTTTTTTATAATTTCATCTAAAACCAAGTCAGTCTCGCTTAAATATGATATCATTTCGTTTTTTGTTATTTTTATTACTTCTTTTACTAGAATTATTGATAAATTCAAAAACATTTCTGGTCTGGTTTTTAAATATTTCAAACTATTTAAACGTTCTGGTGTATGGTAATTTTGGGAAAATACAGTTATATTAGTCCTTTCTAATATTGCCTTCTCATTTGGTATAGTTTCTCCAGCTAATATTATCGGAGCTAACAATTCATATAAACTCGTTGTTTGGTCTGCATGTCCTCTTTCTATAGAATGTCTATCAAAACAGCTCCTTATTGTATTTCCAATTAAATTTATTAGAAATTTCCCCAATTTACCCTCTTTGTATTCTTCAAGAATAACGGGAACTATTGAACTCTCAGACAGTTTTTTTAGTAAAGCAAATTGTTTAATACTACCACAGAAATCAGAGGCTCTATTTGGGTAAAATGCTTTTATTATAAAATCTATAGTCTCCGATTTACCAGACCCACTCTCGCCAAATATTCCCAAATGAGGAGTTTTTAAGCCACAATATTTAAAACTTTTTTCCTTGAAGAAAAACGCAGCAATTGTTGAAATAATTGTATATGTTAATTCTGGAGCATTAAAATTAAATAAATGTTTTGAAAATTCTTTGAAATCTTCTTTATTAATATCTGCAGTTAAATCATAATTTACATTAACCTGAATATCATCATATAAAATAAATTTATTTGTTTTTTCTATTTCTAAAGTTTCACGATTGCATCCAAAACAGCCATTTTTATCTATATAATACATTGTATTTTCAAATTCAAATAAACCAATTTTATCAATCCCAAAACATTTTTCTATTGTTAAATTTGAAATAATACCTTTTAAATTTTCCAAATCATTGTCTGTCCCTACATATTTAAAATCAATAGAATCCTCATTAAGTCTTTCTTTAAATGCTTTTTTACTTACAAAATCTCCAGTTTTAAATATTACTTTTTTATATTTTTGTTTATTAAATAAAATTACATGATATTCTGGTTGCTTTTTCCTAGTTTCTAATTTTGTATAATGCTCTACACAATAAAGTGGGTAAATCAGAAAATTTGTTATTGGTTTATAAACAGTTTCAGTTTTTCCTTCAGATTCCTTTGATATATATATATTTTCAAAATCCTCTAAAATATCACATTCATAATATGGAAATTCACGATTTTTTAGCCACGTTTTAATTTGATTAAGTTGCCCCATAATTATCTCCCCTTGTTAAAAATTTTTTGGCAATAGTAAACTTAAAGTATCTAAAGCTTGGACTATATCACATTTTAATGTTACTGTTTTTTCAGTATTTTTAAGTAATGTAATTAAATAAAAATATTGCACTCGATTTATTTCATATGCTTTTAATATTTTATTTAATGAATTTTTTGTTTCTATTTCTTTTATTTCTCCTAACCTTTTAAAACCATTTTTATAAATTTCTATAGTTCTTCTTATAGTTCTATGTTCTATATCTATTTTTTTAGAAATATTGTAAGTATTTAATAAAGTATTCAATAATAACTCCCCCTTTTTTTAGTGTAATACTATTTTAACAGCATATACAAACAATTGCAACTATTTATTAAAATCTTTTTTTATTATTTTTTGTATTACACACTTACATAAAACAATATCATAAATATATTAATTATTGTAAGTTATTAACAACAATTACAAACAATCGCAAGTCAGGCGTTAATAAAAGCTAAAAAAAGCAATCTCTTAAATGAAATTAGTTACTTCAAAAGGGAAAAAGAATAATTTTATTTTAAGTGATTAAAAAAGTAACAGAATTAAGTAACAAAGTAACCTTTGAAAAGTAAAAATGTTACCAAAAGTGTTACCGACTGAAAACCCTTGATATAACTAGTCTATAAGTATATATATATTATATATATAATAATATAATAATATATATATATAATATAGTAATACCAATACATATAAGGAATATATAATATATATTGGTAACAAAGTAACACTTTAAATAATATATATATATATAATAAAAAAATATATTTCTATATGATAAAAAATTATATAAAAATATATACATATATAGATAATTTTTTTAGTGTTACTTTGTTACTTTTTCAAACATGCTTATATCAACGGGTTCAAGGTTGGAATAATATGTTATTTTTTTTAGTGTTTCCTTTGTAACATAGTGATACCAATGTTTGTAAAGGAGTAACTTTTGGGTAACACTTTTTTTTAGTGAAAAGTGTTACCGACTATTTTTACATAAAAAACATGAAAAATTCAAAAAAAAATATGATATAATATTTTTGAATTAATTGTATTGAAGAATCTATTTTAAAAAATCTATTTATTAATAACTATGATGTTATTTCAATCAAAAAATGCTTTTAAACTTATTTAAAATTTGTGTGATAATTTATCTTTGGTATGTTTGTAAACTAAAAAATGAGCCATTTACGTGGCTCATTTTTGATATATTAGTATTGAATTAATTAAAATGTATGTTCACAATCAAAACAGAGATATTTATGGGCAGTATGTAAATATATGGTGTTATTCCCATGACAATTAGGACACTCTGGTTTACTAACAAAAAAAACTTTTTTTATAATTTTCATAATTTTTTATTCCCCTTTATTTTTTTATTTTATAAATTTATTATATTAAATTGGATATTCAAAACATGATAAAACTAGAAAAGTTTTTTTATAAAATAAAATATAATAGTTTCAACTATAAAAAGGTTTAAATAATCATTTTTCAAAACTGGGGAATAATAAAGAAATATTTCCAAAAGATGGACATAATAAAAAATATATGATATATTTATTTTTGTGATGATGGTAGAATTTATTTGAAGTTTTATCTCCTTTTTGAAGGGTTTTGGATGAGGATTTGTGGCGATTGATGTTTCTTATGTTTTGAGTATTTAGCTATACAATTATAATGTTAAGAATTTTGTTTGTAAGTTTTTCATGAATAGTTTTTAATAAGTCAATTAAAAGTACGGAAAAGAAAAGTCTCTATTTTTTAAGAGACTTTTTTACTATATAAGGGGGAAAAATAAAAAATGGTTGTTGTATATGATAGTAGAGAACAAATGAATCAACATATTGTAAATCAAATTGAAAAGCTCGGAATAAAAACAATAAAAAAGAAATTAGATACTGGTGACTATAGTATTTTAGGTTATGAAGATAAAATAACTATAGAACGTAAAAAAGACCTGGACGAATTAGCTGGTAACTTTTGTTATGATAGGGATAGAATAAGAAAAGAATTTGAAAGGGGAAAAGAAGCTAGTCAAATAGTAATATTATTTATAGAAAATAATTCTTATGAAGATTTATTAACATATGGAGATAATTTCAAGCCTGTTAAATTTAAAGATAAAAACGGAAAAATTAAATACAGGAAAAAGATGCATAAAAACGCTTTAAAAGGCAATTTGTATAAATGGCAAGAAAGATATAATTTTTATATAATATGGGGGAAAAAGAAAGTTCCTGGGAACTTTTTTGTAGGAACTTTTAAAAAATTTTTGGAGGATAATAAAAAAAATGAATAAAAATAATAATCATTTTTTAGAAAAGGCAAATAATAATAATGAAAATATAACATTTTTGATTGATCAAACTAGAAAATATTTAGATTATATAGAAGAACATTATATAAATGTCCAGAAGGTTTGGGTCAATGTTCAAAAAATATTTAAAAAAGAAAAATTTATTTATGATGATTTTGAATATAGTATTTTATCATATCAAATATTAATACATGATATTTCTAAATTAAGTCATGAAGAATTTATCCCATATAGAGACTATTTTTTTGTATATAAGAATAAAGAAAGTCTATTAGTAAAAAATGCAATGGAAAAAGCCTGGGAAAATCATTTAAATCAATTTGGAAGTATACATCATTATCAAACAATTCAAAAATACAATTATCATTGTGGCTGTTACCCAAATTTAAAAGTATTACATTTAATTCATATGTGCATCGATTGGATAGCAATGGGAATTAAGTTTAAAAACTCGGCTATTGACTATTATAAAAAAGAAAAACATTTAATGAAATTTAAAGAAAAGTCAGATTATGATTTTATAGAATGGTTTTTAGAAACTTATTATGATTATAAAGAAAATAGCCTCGTATAAAAGGTAAAAAAAACGATGTATTTAATTTACATCGTTTTTTTTCCAATACTCGTCTTCTTCTAAATTATATTGTTTTATAAAATCTTTTTTTTGGTTATCATCCATATTATTATAAATTTTATATAAAGTCTTTTTTATTTCAGTTGAAATTGTAGAGCCTTGAGTCTCTAAATATTTTCCAACAACAAAATAAACCTCATTATTAATTCTAAAGCTTTTACTGTTACATCTTTGTTTTTTAGCCATTTTAAAATCCCTCCTAAATAATATATTTAAATTATACAATAATAGTACTACAATGTCAATTAAATGTTTGACATTGTAGTACATTTAATATATAATATAAGTAGTTATTATTTAAGTGATTGGAGTTGACTCAAATGGAGAGAAATGAATATATAAAAAAAGTAGATGAAAGTTATAAAAAAGCTTTTAGCATAACAGATTATATTGAAACTAAAATTAAACAATTGGGAGAAATAGAAAGTTATTATTATGATGTTTTAAAAATTAAAAATGAATATAGAAAAATAGATAAAACTTTAAAATATTATAATGCAAATAGCACATTTAACTGTTATAAAAGACAAACAAAAAATAACAATGATGTAGTAAAAAACTGCAGTCCGATTTTAGAAAAATTAAAATTATTAGAAATTGAGATAATTAATTCTAATTTTAGGGATGCAATTGATTTAATAGAAAAAATAGAAATGAAATTAAAAGGCAAAAAAAGAAAACCAAAATATAAATATATAGTTCTATATTACAATAATCAAAATTTTTATGAAAAGCTCCAAAGATGCAATAAAAAAACTAAAAATATAGAATCAATTAAAAAAAGTAATGATGCAGTAATTAAAAAATGTATGGAAATTTTAGATTTGATAAAAAATGTTGAGGGGGATTCAAATGCCTAAATATATTATAGAACTTGAGTCTGATGAAGAACTCGAAATTTTAAAATTAAAACTTTTATATAATAGAATGGTTTCAAGTTATAAAAGAGCTAATTCTGATAAATTCAATATTGAATATAGTAACAAAATAGAATCTGATAGAAAATTAATACAAGAAAAATATAATAAATTATTGATTAACATGGAAGAAACATATAATTATATAGTTAAAAAAAGTTTTTCCGAGGAGCCAGATGATAACCAATACTTGGAAGAGGGTTTTCCAATATTACTAAATGATTTTAAGTTGAAGGAGATAAAAAATGGAAATGATTAATAGAAGAAAATATAACTATAAAGATTTAAAAACACATTATGTTTTTAAAATTAAGGGGTTAGCATTAACTGAATTTACAAGTCTTACAGACTATATACAAAAATTACATAATATAAAAATTACTAAAATGTTTTTCGTAAATGATTACGGAATTTTCCATTTGCAAAGTGGGTACAGTTATTCAATAGTATTAATAATTATTGAAATATTAGAAAGTGCAGATTTTGAGCATAATAAAGAAATTCAAATTAATAATATATAGAAGTTGAGCCAGTTCTCAGCTTCCTTTTAAGAGAGGGGAATAAAAAATGTTTTTAACAATATCGTTGTATAGAACAAATAAAAAAGTAAACAACATCGAGGATACAATAGTAAAAAAAACTATAGAAAATTATTTCGAGGGAGATGATTTAACTTGGTTTGAAAATAGAATTACAAATGTTGGATATTACAAATATGATTTTATAGAAATACAAGACGTGTATAAAGTAGAATATACAATTTTAAAAGACATAATTGAAACAATAGAAAAAGAAACCAGTTATAAATTGCTTGAAATTAAAGTATATGAGGATGAAATGGACTATTTTGCCGACCAAGAGGACTCCGTTCTTGAATTGGACTCTTTAATTGAAATTTGCAAAAAAGAACATGAAAAACAATTAGATAATAGGCTTGATAAAATATTAAATGCAATAACTATTGCAAAAAGTAATTTAGAATTAAGTGGGTTAGAAGAGGATAAAAGTCATTTAGAAACGTTGTATAAAACCTTAGAAAATCATTATCGAGAAATATTAAAAGATACCAAATAAACCAGATGGGGGTATTTAAAAAATGTTTAACATATTTTGTAATTTAATGGTGATATTCTTGTCACCATTTCCAAAAAAAATAGTTGGTGAAATTATAGTATTTTATGAAAAGCCAATTAAAAGACCTGAAGGAAAATATTATATAAATTAGAAAGGATAAAAAAATGATAAATGCTTATGAATATATAAAAAAAATTTATAATAAACATTGGGAGGAGCTTAAATGGGAGATTTAATTAAAGGTTTGCAAATTATAAGTAAATATTCAAATCCAAGTTACCCCACTCATTGTGAACATGATATTTTATATATTTGTGTCAGTCCTAGTTTAATAACAAATAAAAAAGATGTTGAAGAATTAGAGGAGCTGGGTTTTGAGTTAGATTTTGGAGATGATTTTATATATAGTTATAAATTTGGAAGTGCTTAAATTCTAAGCTTCTTTTAAGAGAGGATAATGTAAAATGAATGAAAAAGATTTGAAAGAAATAGAAAGACTATTTTATGAATATAAAAAAAATGAATGTAAAGAAACTGCTGGAGATTTAAAATATTTTTTAATTCATTGTAGCAAAGAAATTAATTTAAAAAAAATGAAATCAAAACAAATAAAATTTTAACCTTGGAAGGGGATAATAAAATGAAATATGAAGAAATGAAAGAGCCTAATAATTATTTGAATGATAATAAAAATTTAAGTTATGTTGAAATAGCCAGAAAAGGTTTTGAGCTAATAAATTTAATAAGAGACTGGAATAAAGAAAATGATTTTGAAACTTGGGACGAGATTAGTTATGAAAGAAAATTAATTTTAATTGAAAATGTAAAAGCAGTTGAAGAAAATCCGAATTTGACAAGCAAAGAAGAGCATAATAAGTGGATGAATGCAAGACTAGCGTGTGGCTGGAAGTATGCTCCAGTTACAAATAGAAGTAAAAAAGAACATTCTTGTCTAGTCCCTTATAAAGAACTTAATTTTTACCAAAAGTTAAAAGATAAATTATGGCTGGAACTGGTTAAAAATTTGCTGGAAGAATATAAATAAATTTAGGGGGATAAATATTATGTTAAAGAAAGCATTTTTTGTTATTGAAAAAGATGGAAAATATGAGAGTTTTTTTGATGAGAATATAATTTTTAAAATAACATGTGATATTGAAAAACTTGAGAATAGTGAAGAAGAAGAAAGAACTAAAAATATAAAAATAATTTTTGAAAGTGAAAAAATAAGATATGATGCTGTTATTACATTTGAAAATAAAAAATTATATGAAGGGTTTAGTGGGATAATTGAAATAGAAGATTTACTTAAATTAGCTATTTTGGATAATGGAACACTTGAAATTTGGATAACCAATGGGAATTTAAATTATTTAGGAATATTGACAGGATATAATGTTATTGATACTAAAAAAATAACTTGGAATGGTTAAAAATAGAAAGGTTTTGAAATTATGAATGATAATAAATATAAAGCTGATATTAGAATTTTTCACATGACAGAAGACTTGGAATCAGATTATATAAAAGAATATATTAATTTAAATATGAATAATTGCATGTATAAAGAAGATGTAAAAATAAATAATATTTATTTAACTATTAATTGTTATGATTTAACTATTGAATATATTGACTTAAAAAAAGGAAAAATAAAAACAACAGAAGTCATTCCAAATCATAATATTTTAGGATATAGAATGCAAGAACAAACGAAAAATTATTATGATATAGATATATTTGTAAAAAATATTTTAATGTGGAAGGAATAATAAATGTTAGATAATTTTATAACTTTTTATACTATTATTGGAACTATATTATTTATTATAGCAGTTACAATTGGCTTTATGGTTGTAATTGCTATAAACCTAATTTATATTGTGGAAATTGTGGATAAAATTGTTGATAAATTTAGGGGGAATAAAAGTGGATAAATTAAAAAAAGTAACAACTCCAATTTATAGCAGTAATAAATGCCCAAACTGTAAAAATGATTTAGACTATTATTGGAATTTAACAACAAATTATTTAAATGTAAATTGTATAAAATGTGATTTTGGGGATACCCCTTGGACGTATAAATTAATAAATTAATGAAAGGATGATAAAAAATGAATTGTTTACAATGTCAAGTCGGCGAGGCTGAAAAAATAGAAGATTTAAAAGACGGAAATGGGAATGTTATTGGTGCTAAATACAGATGCAAAAAATGTGGTCATAATTTTGTAGTTTATGATTAAAATTAAAAAAAGTATTGCAATGTATGACGAACTATGATATTATATTGTTAATAGTTAAGGCTATAGTTCAAAGGAAGGATACTCCTAGGGGCAGTGGAGAGATTTACAGTTCGAGTCTGTAATAGCCTTATAGTAAGTAAACAAATTGATTAATAGGAAAATAGTCACATAATAATAATAATAATAACAATTTATCCCGATACCCTATAAATATCGGGACTCCCTAGAAAGAACGAGTCAAATAATTAGTAAAAAAAGTGTGTTTGTTGCTACACACTTTTTTTATACAAAAAATTAATGAAAGGATTGTAAATTATGGATAATGAAAAAAGCCAAAATGCAAAGGAAATTGATTTGCTTTTAAGTGAGATGGGTATTTTAAAAACTAAAGAAGATTCTAGACTAGCAGAATTAAAAGAAATTTTTAAAAAACATGATATAGAATCAATAGAAGATTTTTTATATTTATATGATAATCAACAAATTCATTTTGCAAAAACTGACTTTCAATCAACTCATGAACTTATATGTAATTGTGGGGTAAAGTTAATTCTTAAAGATTCTGACGAAAATGTAAAAAAATTAATAGCTTATGAAAAAGAAAATAAAAAACCTTTGACAATAAATCTTGAAAGTAAAAGATTTTTTTGTCCAGTTTGTGGTAATCAATTTAGAACTGTTTGGAATGTAATAGGAATTGAAATATTTAATTTTAAAAAAATAAATATTGGAGGATAATAAAATTAATTCTTAGCTTCTTTTTTATTTTTTTTGCAAAAAAGTATTGCAATGTAGCACAAACGATTATATAATATAGTTGTAGCAACAAAATATTATTATTTAAGGGAGATGTTATTATGAATTTAGTTAAATTATCAAAAGAAATTAAAGAAATTTTAGAAGAGGGAATCGCTAATGTTTTTGTATGGAAGGTAAAAAGAAGCTGGAACTATAAAATATTTTGGTATGATGATCCTGCCAATGATATTTATTCAAATGAAGATTTAAAAGAAATTAACAAAATAAAATCAATTGATAAATGTTATTTAGAATTGAATGGATATAATGATTTCTTAGCATATACATTAAGTTATATTAAAGAAAGAATTATAAGGCAATATGAAACTAACAAGGAACAAATATCTGGAGAACTTCCAAAGTTGCAAAGAAAATTATTAAAAATTATTGAGGAAAATGAAACAAAAAATAAAATAGAAATTATCGAAAGTTTGGAAAATGATAAAATTTTCATACTAAAAGGATTTTATAAAGCAAGTGTTAATATATGTAAAATGAAAATAAAAGCAGTTGAAGTTGGAACTAATTTAAAAGAGAATCAAGATGTTACAAATTATATTTATTTTATTAATAATTGCTATATTGAGGCAATGTTGAAATTAAAAGAAGCTAATTAGAAGGGATAAAAAATGGTACTTAATAAAATTATAGCTTTTATAGTAATAGTATTTATACTAAGTTTAGCAATTGAACAAGCTATAAAAGCAAATAACAAATATAATAAAAGTTAAAAAAGGGGATTTATATTCCCCTTTTTAGAAAGGATAATAAAATGAAAATAAATATTATAAAAGTTGATTTTTGGTGTGAATTAATGCAGTTAGATGTTGCCGAATGTCCTGACAATATGGACTGCGACGAGGAATGTAGCGAAAACGATAAAAAATAATAAAAGGAATGATAATAAAATGAATTTTAATAACAAACCAAACAAACAAATATTTGATAAAAACGGAGTTGAACATTGGGTCTCCAGAAGTATTTCAATGTTGGGACTAGTATATTGTTTAACAGATGATGAAATTTATATTTTGGCAACAAAACGTGGGTCTGCAGTTAACTATTCCAACAAATGGTGTTTAGTTTGTGGATATTTGGACTATAATGAATCAATTCTTGAAGGAATCTGCAGGGAGGTTTATGAAGAAACAAATTTGTTTATTCCACCTTGTAATTTTACACTTTGGGGAATTGAAGACGACCCGACTAAAGATGAAAGGGAAAATATAACATTTAGATATTATTCTAAAGTGGATGAGGATTTTTATTTGGAATCATATATAAATATTTCTAGGGTCTGCAATAATGAAACCTTGGAAGTTAAGTGGATAAATTATAAAGATATTGCCTTGTATGATTGGGCATTTAATCATTTTGAACTTTTAAAAGAATATAAAGAAGCTGGAAAATTTATATGATTGGATATAGCAAAACAATATGATTTAACAATAATATATTAACTTATATATAAAAAGAAGCTTAGAAACTAAAAAAATTCTAAGCTTCTTTTTTAAATTATTTTTTAAAAATGTATTGCATTGTAGCACATAAAGAGTTATAATATATTTAACGGGTTAAGCAATACCGATTATATTTTAAGGGAGATTTTATTATTATGACTAATACAACTATGAACAGAAAACATTACATCGCTTATTTAACAGTTAGAACTAAGGTTATAGACCAACTAGAAAGAATTTTGAAAGATGAAGCTGAATATAAAAGTAATGAAAATTATGTAAAATTAGAAAATTTATTAAATGAAATTAAAAAAGTTGAAACACCAACAACAAAAGAAGAATTAAAAACTGCAGTTAATACAGTATTAGTAAATGAAAAAAAAGTTGAGCCAGTTATGGAAAAATTATTTAGTTTTATACAATTCAAGAAAGTAACTGAAGGAATGGAAGTAATGGAAGTTAAATATATGTAAAAGTTTTAAAAAAAAGAAGCTTAGAAAATAAAAATTCTAAGCTTCTTTTTTTATTTATTTAAATTATTAAATTCAATTTGTTTAAATTCTATATTTGGCAATACTTCTTTAACTCCTAAACTATTACTCATTTCGACAACTCTTTTTTTAGCTATTTGAAATATTTCTTTATAAAATAATTCCTTTTTCATTCCTTCAATAATTGCAGTTTTAACAATCATATCTGCAACTATAATTTTACTAAGTTGTGTTATATTTAAGATTTCTCTTACATTTTTAAATTTTTCTTGTAGCATAAAAAAAGCTGAATTTTCCATTTTTGAAAACAACATATAATATCTATCTGCTGACTTGCTACCTTGTTTTTTAGCATATTGAATAAAATCTTTTATAATATCGGTTTCTTGCTTTCTTCCTATTTTAGAACGGTTTCTTGTTTCTATATATTGTTGATTCTGCTTTTGTGTTTTTTGTTCTAGTATCCATTTACGCATATTAAAAAACTCTTTTGTTATTTTCTTTTTAAATTCCAATACTTTGTCATTTTCATTTTGTTTGACTCTTAACATCATAATTAAAAATGTTAATTGCTGTTCGTTTAAATAGTAAATTATGGTAGGTTTTCCATGTCTTTGGGACATTTCAAATTCTATTACTTTATTTTCCAATTCGTCAAAATCTTTTCTATATTGTTTAATTAAATTTGATATACTTTTATGAGTTCTTTTCAATTCCCTTGAAACTATTAAACTAGTTGTTAATGGTTCATTATTTTTCAATAAAACTAATGCTGTCATTGTTTAACTCCTTTTTAAAATATTTATTCTATTATACCATATCAAGAATATTTATTCTATTATATTATTTATTTTTAAAAAATGTATTGCAATGTAGCACACTTAGAGTTATAATAGTATTAGAGGTTGAGGTTAAACCTACTATATATTAATTCTAGGGGGATTTATATTATGAGAAAAGCATATTTTGCAGGAAATTTAAACGGTGGCAAAGTTTGGGAAGTTAACAAAGGTCAAGGAAATATAAAAATTATAAGAATTTCCGAGGATAAAGTTGCAGTTTTTAGTTTGAATAAAAGAGGCAAATATAACATGAGAATTAAAGATATTTTAAAAGTAGGTTTTGAATTAAAACAAACTGACGAAAATATAGAGCCTTGGTTAATAAGCAATACTACATTTTTACAACTAGATAAATTTCAAAAATGCCAAAGAGCAGAGTCAATGGAAAATAAAATTATTAATATAATTGATATTTTCAGAATTGCAAATGCTAAAAGAAGTATAGGCTGTTAATTAAAAATAAGGGGAGATTTATTCTCCCTTAAAATATATTTAGGGGGATTCAAATATGAAAAATATAAATGTAATAGTAGAAAATATTAATGGGGATTTAGAAGTTAGAAAAAGCAAAGTTGAGTATATTGGTAAAGATGTAAATGTAACAGTCAAATTTGATGAAGAAATAATAAAATATACAATTACCAAAAATGATTTTAATTTTATTATAGAAAAAACAAAAGAAAGTCCCGACCGAGCTGTTGGGGTAACATTTTTAAGAAATTTATCTTTTAATAAACAAGAATTATAAATTAGAGGAGGCTTTTAAAATGACTATACAATCACCAATAAATTCAATTATAAAATTTTTGAAAAATAAAATAAATGATAAGGATACAAAAATAATTGTATCCTTTACAAACTGGCAAAATAAAAGGATTTATGTAAATTGCTATTTTAAAAATAAAAATTGGGAACAGTTAAAAGAATTAACAATATTTATTAATTTAAGAGATAACATGGTGTATTTAGGAAAATCATATAATATTGATTCATATATTGAAATAGCAGAAGATTTTATAAAACATATTAAAGAAATTAAGCAAGATATAATTTTATTTCAGACTCCAAGTTTTATAAAAGCAATAGAACAAATTGTAAATGAAGATAATATATTAATTCATTTTACTAAATGGAAAAATAGGCTATATATTAATATTTATAAAAAACAGCCTGAAGATGTAAATTTTGAAATAATGAATTTTTATATAAAATATGATTTAACCAGCAGACTCAATTTGGTGCATGATAAATATTTAAAAGAAGGTTTAAAAGTAAAAGACTATATTAATATAATGGCATTTGAAATTTTTGAGTATTTTGTACAATACCAACAAGAAAATCGTAATTATTTAGGGGGATTTTAAAATGTATTTACCAATAACAAGAGAAATGATAAAAAAGAATATAGAAACTGAGACTGTAATTCAATATTATAAATTCGATGATAAATATTATTTAAGTTGTGAAAACACTTTAATATCAAATGTAGATTTCTTTGACAAGATTGAAGAATTTATAAATGATGGAACTTTGAAAGAATATAAGTCTCCGTTTAACTGCACAAGAATATTTAAAAATGTAAGTGGTTATAGACCAGTATATCAAAAGGAATATTTAAAATTTATTGAAAATTATATGTATATTGAATTTAAGGGCAAATTAAAAGATATAACTTTAGTTATGGACAAACCTTGTATTTATGAGAATGAAGAGTTTAAAAATATAACTATATTCAAAAGTAAAAAAAATTATTTTACAGAAATGACTTCTGGAGCTGGTTTACCAATTGCAGGTCTTTTAATAGAAAAAAATAGTGATTTAACAAAATAAAATTAAACATAAAAATACAAAGTCTGGTTACTGGACTTTGTATTTTTTTTATATAAATACTAAAAAGTATAATAAAATAAAAAATATATTGTTGTATATGATTTATATATTATAACTTGTTTCTAATTAAAATACAAATATGTTATATATTTCATTTTTGTAATATTAAACCTTTTTTAAAAAAAAGTATTGCAATGTAGCACGAACGGAGTTATAATATATTTAGCGGTTGAAGTTAAGCCGACTACATTCTAGGGGGTTTTATATTATGACTTGTGGAATATGTGGAAGTAAAGTGGAAGACACTGGAGAAATAAGAACTGACGACAGTGGAAGAAGATGGAAAAAATATAAATGTGTAAAATGTGGAGCTACTAAAGAAGTAGAAGACTAAAAAAAAGAAGCTGAGATTTTTTTATTTCTCAGCTTCTTTTTAATTATTTTTAAAAAATGTATTGCAATGTAGCACATAAAGAGTTATAATAGTATTAGAAGTTGAGGGAACACTAATTATTATTTAAGGGAGAGATTATTATGTTAAATACTAAAATTGATGAATTATACAAAAATGTTGAGTTTACTTCAAAAGTTGGATATATGACTAAAGGGGATGTAATAAAACAGATAGATTGTTTGTTAGAAAATATTATAGTTGAATATTACGTAATTGAAAAAATAGAAACTAGATTAAATAAAAAAGTAAAAAAATTAAATTCAAAAAGTAGAAGTTATGAAGAACTTTGTAAAATTAGAAAAGTATTAGAAGATGAATTTATTGACCAATTACCAGACGAATATAATTTGCCAGAAGTTGAAGAAGAAGAAGAAACAACAGAAGTTGAAGAAGAAGAAGAAACAACAGAAGTTGAAGAAGAAGAAGAAACAACAGAAGTTGAAGAAAAAGAAGAAACAACAGAAGTTAAAACAAATATTAATAATATAAATTCAATAGATTACAAAAAAATAAAAAATGTATTATTAGAAAAAAAAGGGATAAAAATTATAAAAGAAAGAAGACAATTAAACAGATTTAAATATGTAAATTGGAAAAATGAATATCATTATTTAAACCTTGAGGAATTGATATTATTATATTTAAATACTATAGGGCTTGATAATGGTAAATATGAAGAATATAAAAAAGCAAAAAAACAAAAATTAAAAAATAAATATGAAAAGTTAAAAGAAAAAAGATTAAATTTTAAAAAAGAAGTCGCAGCATTTTATAACAGTTAAAGGGGGGAAATTAAAACCCCTTTATCCCTTAAATAATAATTGAAACGTGGCTATATTTTGTCACATTATAAAAATTTGAAAGGATGATAAAAATTGG